AAATTCTCAAGATTTAAATAAACCTTGCCAAGACATTTCAACAAATTAGCTTCGTTGAATAAGTCACGCGGAATAACACGTTGATAGCTCATGGTTAATTTCCCCTAATCTTAATTGCCACAGCCTGTAATTGAATATGATCCATTCCGCTATTATTCCCATTCCTATAGCGCCGTAACACGGCCTTATCGTCCACAGACAGCCATTTAATGCTTTCGGCTTCAACGATGGCGGACATGAGGAAATACTGTCCTAAGGCTATTGCGTCTAAATGGTTTGCAATGATTCTCTTTTCACTTGTTTTCATCATCATGATTATTCCTTAACTAAAGTATTGAGCTACAACCAATTGTTCGCCTTCGTTTACATACTTGACCAATACGCCAGAAAAATATGTATCGTTAAAATAACCGTCCCATCCTTTAAGCTCAGTATTGCTGTCTAAACGCATAAATTCGCTTAAGTGGTAAATCTGCCCTTTATACCGAAAGAACGATGCACTATCGTTTCCCTGTTCGATTGCATCCCAATTAAGGTAGTCAAACTCTTCCCGTTCTTTAGGCGTCAATTGGTATGCGTCGATAATGTCACGAGGGACATTGTTAGTTCTTACAGTGATATTCATGATTTATTCCTTTCCTTAAATTTCCAGCATTCGACGCACTCTAGCTCAATCTCGTAATACCGCTTAAACGCGTCTACAGCCCCGTAAAGCGCTTTTCTGTCCCCGTCTGGTGTATCAGTGTCAAGGGCATCTATGCGCCTGTCTACAGCCTTGCGATAGCAATCCTCAAAATGGTTTGCATCGGCTCCTATGTCTGTTGTCTTGCCACAGGCAAGGGCAACACGGAAAACATAGCTATGCGGGTTTTGCTTATGCCTGCGGAAACTAATACCTACAGGCAAGCCATGCTTATTAATCAATTGCATATTGCCTCCTTTTAAAACATTCGTTAATGCCCCTACTTAAAGAGGCATTGGCTAATGCTTTATTTTCGCAATTTCTCAAGGCAGATAGGGCAATTAACCTCTTTAATATTGCGAGTAGTCATTGCATGATATGAACCATTACCACACAAAGGACGAGGAGCTTTCTTATCAAGGCAGGAAACATGCTTGCCCATCTTATACGCCGCTTCTTCCAATGTCATGCCGTAGTGAGTTAATGTAATCACGATTGCCCCCCTTACACCAATTCCAGCGCTTTAAACATTGCCGCACTCTTAATCTCATCACCTTTACCAAAGAATGCACTATCAAGCTTTGCATCTGCTGTACGGGCCTTATTGTGATGATCTTCCCATTCGGTTACAGCATTCACAAGTCCCCATGCCGTACCACGTACACCGGGCATATCGCTGCCCATTCCCCGGCCTTGATAAAGCGACAGGATATCCGCGATTTTGTTTTTCACTTGTGTTGATTGATCCTCAATTTCGATAATTTCAGGTTTGAACAGCAGCGATTGCAAGAATTCTTTAGCCTTATTATCTTGCATCGTTACATTGCTCAATGCCTTTGCTGCACCGATGAATTGAGCGAATTGCCCCGTAGCAATGCCAAGTTTATCTTTCATGCCTTGCCCGTCGAATTTCGTTTTATGGGACAGGCGAACAATGTTGTTATCTTTGGCTTTCAGAGCCATTGACAGAGTGTTATTGCAAACCACTCGCACAGTGGTGAAACGTGCTTCTGTTGCCAGAGTGCCATCAGCCGATGTAGACAGCAGCAGATATCCTCCCACTTCATCACGGCCGACAATGTTAGCTGATTCCCCGATGCTTGCCAATGCCCACATGCGAGCGCCGCCAAAGAGTGTACCTGCCGTATGCAGCTTGAAGTCATTCCCCGCTACAAGGTCACGGAAGAACTCCAGCACATCATGTGGTTGCACCACTTGATAGCGATTCGACACAATGCCCAAAGCTGCCTTAGTATCCGAACGATACAGCACGCGCTTATCATCCATCAGGCCAATGTGCATCATGTCGTCTGTGGTGAATTGAACCGGGGATTGATTGATTTTCCAATCCATGCCTGCCGCCACTTGCCATTGCTCGATAGTGGCGTTTTCTTCAAGACGTTGCCCTAAGCCATGCCATGCTACATCGCCGACATAAGCCATTTCAGCAAAATTGTTTTCGCGGATAGTAATTTGATGAGCCATGTTATTCCCCTTTGAATTGATTGAAATGAATTAGAAAGAACGTTCGGTAGTGCCAAGCAAAACATACAGCGCTGCATCAAGCGACCAATTGCGAATTGCCAGATAACGGGCAGCGCATTTAATGCCAAGAGTGCGCTTGATGATACGCGCTTGCTCAATTTGAGTTTTCTTTTGTGAATTCAGTTTTGTTTTCATTTGTTACTCTCCTTTAAAAACATTGCATGTAATAGCGCACGTTGAAATGCGCTATGGCCTGAAATGTTAATCGCAAGAAATGCCAGTGAAAAACCTATCGTCACTCTCGCGTTCAAATTCCCATTTATATTGGGACTTAGGGTAAGCACTAATGAGTGCGTTACAAGCTTCCCCGAAGCAAGATGCCCATACAGGTAAACCATAACGGCATCCCGTTGCTTTACTAGTTACAATGAAAAGATAAGTTTTCATTTTGTTTTCTCCTTTTCCGTAGCAACCAAAGGAGGATTGCCGTCTAAGTGCAATGCCTCAATGATGTAAGCGAAATCGTCTTTAGCCTGAACAATTGCAGCTTGTTCGTTTTCAGCTACCAAAGAGCCGATAAAGACGGTTCCTTGTGTAATTTCAAAACGTTTCATTTTGTTTCTCCTTTCAGTGAAATAAATTCGAGAGAACTAACGTTCCAATTCTCAAATGTTATTTGTATTCAGCGTCAAATACGCTAGGGTAATATCCTTGCGAATATCTATCGCCGTCTGCCCCTTCAGGTTTTACATAAACCCGGCCTGTAGAGCCAGAATGTTTAGGAGGTTGAAAGGAAGTGATAACATACTCTTCGCCACGGAAGCAAATAATCTTATCGCCAGCTTTAAACTCTTTTCCGGTTTTGTTGTCATACAGTTTCATTTCTGTTTCTCCTTCAGGTTAATAAATTCGGGAACACTCACGTTCAAATGTTCCCTAGGTTTATTCCCTGCTAGCGATTCATCCCGAATGGCTAGTGTAGTGGGCGCTTATGTCATCCCGACATTAGACGTTTTCCCAAGTAGTGTTTTTTCCGTCTAGCATCTTAGACGTTTGGCGCTCCCCTTGTTTGTACTGTCATCCCGACAGGGCTACTAAAGGATCAAAGCGGTTTTTGCTCAGTTAGGTAGAAGGAGGATTTAGGGCTGGTAACAAACAACATTAGCGCCATGTCTACTCTACTTCTACTCGTAACCTTGGGGTTTCTTCTGCCCCGCACTACAAAACATCTACTACAGGACGAATATTAACCTGTAATACTGTTATGCGCAATACCCTACACAAGAAATTTTCAAATTATTTTTATTGTGTCTCTCTTTGTCCCTCGCGCCTTGCCTGTACAAGACAGCGCGCCCGCACGCGTAGCAATATCCGTGCCAGCCTGATTTATTAACGCTGTGTTTTTATACAGTAAAACGCCGTAGAGCCATTTTTTAGGTATGGTTGATACCGTGCCATACCCTGCTGTGGATAACCGCCTGTATCCCCCTTAAAACGCTTCCTATTGGATGCCTGTGTGGATAACTTCAGAGGAAAAATGAGTGTTTTTGAACGTTTTATGTAAATGCCTCTGTATGTCTCATGTAAATTTACATGAAATTTTATGGTTATCCACAGGATTAGCGACAGCGATGCAAGCATAAAATCATTACGAATCAATGGGTTAAGTCTTGTATAAGACCTGCCACTACTCTTATATAAGACCAAAGACTACTCTTGTATATGAGTGACAGAATGATAACTCTTTCTCCCCTTGGCATAGATTTTGATAACGCAAATAGCGTGCCAGCTATGTATGACAAAGAATGTCATAGAGAAATAAATAAACAAAGAAGCTTACAAATAAAGAAAACAGACAAAACTATGCTAAGGGGATTGTCCATACCTTATCAGGGTATTAACAATACACCTAGGCAACACTTCGGAATAAGGGGAGAATAGGACAAGCTAGACAGGCTGTACAAATAGACAGCTAGAGAGACAGGATCGGAAAGCTTCAAATGGAATCATTCATAATGGAACTGTCCACATATGAATCTTATAAAGATGAATCTTTTAAAGATGAATCTTTCAGGAGTAAACCTTTTAGTTCATTCCTGAAATGCCACATTATTAGGCAGGAGAGGGGTGGAGGGGTTCCCTTAGAAGCAAGGGAATTTTTCGGCAGGAATGGGGAAAATTCTTGAAATCAAAAATCCAATTCTCATTTGCAAACGTAAATAGTTTTTCATTTACAAATTACGTTTGCCTCTGTCTCAATCCAAACTCTTGCCCCACAACTTAATGGTTTTTCAGAATTATAAATAATTTTACATGGGCCATCAATCTCCACTTCGTGAGCATACGTGTTACTCTTGTATGTCTTCACTGTCAATGTAGGATTATTCTCCCCATTAATCCTGTTAGACTTGATGATATGTTGATTGACGTGGATTATTGTCTTCATTGTTTAGTTACCTGTCGGATCAAGAAATTCCCATACTTCCCTTAAAGCTTTAGCAGTACGCCTTGCGATTGGCTTCACATCTCTCATAGTTATTACTCACCTCTCACAACAAACACAACATGCCCCATCCTACGTCTGCTTGTCACAGTGTAGGGTACATTCCCATTACAATCAATGAATCGTTGAATAGCGGCCTGTCTAGCACGCTCTATAGGGCATTCTATAACGTCCTGTAAAGCTCTCTGTTCGGTAGTGTAGTATATTGCCATCAAGTCACCCCATCAAGCCAACCAGCAAACAACAATGTAGCTGCGCATACATTCAGAATACCTACCCATTCCCCAGAGCACAACATACACACAGCGCAGAGTACATTTGTTACAAACCAGAAAGTTCTTGTCTGGTTCATTCTTCAAACTCCTTCATCGTAGGCTCCAGCAGGACAGCCCATTGTATTTTATAGCTATGGTGAAGTTCTTTAAACTCTTCAACAGTTTCATAATGGCTGTTGGAAATAGTTTCTATAGAATGACCTCCATCAAAGCAGGCAAAAGCCACTTTGTATTTCTTCACAGGCTCTTTAGGCTTGATTTGCCATTCAATAGTCTCATCACCTTCCAACGGGGAATAGTGATCAAATGCATTATAATCATACCACGTAGTAGTTTTCACCTCTCGGCGTTGCACAGGCTTCCCCTCTGCCATAGCAATAATTACATCAGCCCACTTATGACGTACATTCATTTTTTAATCTCCTCTACAGGAACAGTGAAAGCATTCCCATTCTTATCCATACAATAAACTTCTGTCACCATCTTACCATATGTAGCACGAAGCGGTGTAAGACCATTATGCACACAATACATTTCAGCCTCCATCACTTTCTCATAGCTCATATGTGGCTTACAGCCACACAGAGCGAATGCTGCTGCTAGTACAACAAAGAGAGTTTTCATTGTTATACCACTCCGAAGTGAATTCGTGTAGCTTCTTTCAAGAATTCTTCAATGTCACACTCTGCCGATGTGCAAGCACGACGATATGTGTCTAGCGTATCAGGACTAAACCTCCGAGCATACATCAAATCCCTTTTAAGCCCCTGAAGCAATTGAATAGCTTTCTCTTTGAATTCCTCATCGCTGATGGTAATTCTCATACATCCTCCCCGATGCTTTCAAGAGCTTCTTTAGCCCACTTAGACGGCAATCCATCACACAATGTGTATATACTTCTCAAAGCCTCCACAAGCTTCTTATCACGCTCAATAAGCTGTTCCTCAATCTTCTTCATCGGAAGAAATATTTTATTATATCCTTCAAGATTTCTAATATCTTTATATAGAGCACAATCATAATTGCCGTCTGCATATTCGCACAGACGTTCCTCAAAGGTTTTCATTGTTCATCCTCCAGAGCCGCCTCAATAGCCCTATCATACATGGCAAGAACATCTTTATGTGTATGTTTGTCGTTGTATTGTGCAACGAAGCCATGTAAAAAATCTGTCTCGTCACGCACCCTGATATCCTCTATGAATTCTTGTGGTATAGCCTCGACCAAATATTGAATAGGGCCACTAGGGCCGATGCTGTTAACATCCCAAGCAATGACACTTGGAGGGGCCACCACTTGAATAGCACCGAGAGAACAAAAGGAACAAGCTTCACGATAATTCCAAGCAGCATAGCCTTTAGCATCTCGCGTAAACTCACCCTGAGTCCAAGCAGCTTCATCTGCAATTTTAGCTCGTGCAGCAATAAGAATTTCTGAAATTTTCATTTAATCCTCCAGCCTCTTAGCAATTTCATTAAACATCTTTTTCATCTCTTCCTCATCTGTGAAAGTGATTGACCAGAAAACATCAGGGACACGAGAATAGATGTACATTTTAAGTCCATCCATACAGACAGAGAGAATGTCTTTTGCAGCAATACATAGGGAATTTTGAATAATCATTTATTGTTGCTCTCAGGCCAATATTTAGGATTGGCTTCAAGAAACTTTGTAACAGATTCTTTAGCCTCTTGCAGCGTGGCAAATCTTTGTTTCAATGTACGCCATTTGAAAGCATGTTCTACAGACCAATCAGCAATACACACTGTTAATTCTTTATGCTTGCCCGTCTTGACATCTGCTGGTCTATAATCATCCTCGCAATAAATGGCAACAGCAACATTGTCTCCATTATCAACATAATGAGCACTAGGCCATCCCCGCTTCTGAAAGCTTTGATAGCGGCCTGTAGGGGCTTCTGCCACTTTCCATTTTAATTTCATTCACTCCACCTCAACAATTTTAACATCATAGCCATTGAAACCAGACACACAGTAAGGCTTGCCATGTATCGACACACCAGCATAATTGCTAGCACCTTGTGTGCTGCCATAGATACCTGCCTGAGTCATGATGTAGTCAATTGCATCAGAAAGGTACCAGAATACTTTGTGGAAATTCATAGGCCCGCGTCCTTCTGTGAAGTCAGCATTCTTCGTTACAATCACAACATGGTTTTCTGCACTCGGAATAACAATATCCCCTTCAAAAAAGAGATGTTGTCCATTGTGCTCAACGTGGGTGAATTGCAAGGATTTATGTTCTTTAGAAATGTTTACAATTTCTTTTTCTTTATGGCACAGGGTGAGCATTGCTGTGCCAGAGATGACTTCGATTTTCATGTAACTCTCCAATATCTTGCCAGAGGCTCCCCATACAATCTCACTCCATCCACCCCATGCTTACTCTGATATTTATAATCCTTGTAAGCTTCAAGTGGTGTTCTCCCACAGCCAAGCCTACTATTGAATTCCAATGAGCAATACCACATGCCACCACGCTTACGGATATGTGGCTTTCGATTAGTCGGCATCATTTTACACCCCTCTTAGCTTCTTTATACTTAGCCATGAAATATTCCTTCTCTTCCCTCCAGATGATATAGCCTTCGGAATACTTTCCTCCATACATCGTGTCATCCGTTGGGCAGGAATCATTCTGGTAGAATTCGTCTAGCACACCACAGATAGCCCTAACAGCTTCTTTGTCACCTTCTACAATCATCCACACCATGCCACGCTCAAAGGAGCCTTCTTTCTTTTGTTCGTATGCTTTCATATTGTTCTCCTTGGTTGATGTATGTATTGTAGGAGGGATGGGGGAGGATGTCAAGCCCTAAAACGGGCATCCTGCTTCATCGTATTCTTTCTGGTTGTACACTCGTACTCCTTCAAACCACATAGGACTTCCATCAGGATTAGTTTGTCTTTCTTCCTTATAAATGCAAAAAGGCCGACTCTACGTTAGTAGTAATCAGCCTCGTATGCTCAGTGTATAACTTCTTAAATTGTCTGTATCCTTATAGAATACTTATAATATAATATGCAATCTGGTGAAAATACTCACTCCCTACTCAATAGCCCCCCAAACCCCCCACAGAGCTAAGCTCAACATGAGGAACAAGGAGATGCTATTGAGTAAGAAGCAGTATTGCGAAACATGCAAACTGGAGCCAAATGACCCACTCTCCTACTCTGTCGCCCCCATCCAATTTCTTAGATGTCGCCATTGTACCCGAACATCCCTACTATGTCAAGTAGTATTTTCAGCAATTTATCCTACAAATAGTGAGAAAGACAGCAAGAATCTGCTACAGAAGATAGAAACAGTAGTAGAATAATCTACAGAAAGTACATCTTGTAGTAGAAAATTTCTTATTTGTAGCATTCCACATCAATAAAAACTACGTTTTCCTCACTTACAGAGTAGATTCCATCATCAGGACAGATAGATAAGCTGCGGAAGTCAAGAATGTTCTTACAAGCATACACATTTATCTTTACATCGTAGTCTGGATTCTGCATCAACACCCTAGCCAGTTCTTCCGCCTTCATCAAACACCCTCCCAAATCGATTATATGGCCCTCTGTAGCCTTTTCTAGTCCTAACCCTCATCACCCTACATACTTCAAGCAGTGGCACGTTGTAGAGCCTCTAAACGCTTCTTCTCACTCTCTAACAGAATCCACCTACCCAACCCCGGCAGATGATGATTTTTCACATATTCCATTTCTTCTTTCGTATGCTCTAGGGCATCATCAAGATTTTTAGAATATTCTGCGAATGTGCCAGAGGAATTGATAAATTTCAAATAATACATTTCTCCGTCTTTCAGTTTGGTACGGACGATGTAGATTTTTGGAATTTTCATTTATTATTCTTCTCCAGCAACTTCATTTCCCACAAAGCATTGTTCAAATCGAGGATGAGGGAATTAATCTCTTTTCTATCAAGAGTAAATCCGAAAATACAATCATCCTCTAATTTGAGTTCGATATCAATCAAATCTTTATCAATCACTCTAATTGTTGGTTTCATCACGTTCCCCTATTATTAACACCACTCATATTAAGGAAAGTTTCTGTATCCTTCGGCTTCCACAACTTAGCAAATTTCAGCACATTAGGAATAGGATATTCTTCCGAATATTCCCTAGGACACACTACAGCACAGGCTTTCCGTCCTTCTAGAGTGTTATTCTCGTGTGCTAGATAGACATTGTCAAGAGAAATAATCTTGTCCCATTCTTTTTGATTGACGCGGACAACACATTTCTTGAAGGAAGTTTTGTGCCAAGCATGATAGTACATATTAACACAGAATTCCTCGTGAGCACCCAACACAGCATGAGCCACAAGGGTAGGGGTCATATAATCGGGGAATTCATCCAGCACAGCAATGTACATTTTCATGGCTTCGCTCCATAAGCTGCGAGCATCCACTCAATCCAAGCTAGGCGAGTGCGACGAATCTTGTCTGTATTAGACACTTTAGCCCATTTAAGATTTTCTTTATCAACCAACCAATTATCCAAGAAAGTATAACCCTTAAGAGCTTTGGAAATATAATTTGTAAGATAGTACACTGCTTTCTGAGACTTTTTTGAATTATCTACTTTGAAGTAGTAGTCATTAAGAGCATAACAAATATAGTAACTGCAATCATTTTTAATTTGTTTGTAAGCCCATTGCAAAGCTGCAATTTTGTGTTCTTTGATTGTCTTTTCTTTAGACATTTTTCAAAACCTCCAGCAGCTTATGTGCATCGACTACAGAAATAACTTTATATACATTCTCATGGTTGCCAGAGAAATGTACATATTTAGAGTCATGGCAATATTCAATATCCACTGTAGCATCCTCAATAGCTTTAATCAAGGATTGTTTGTCAATGAATTGTGCTTCTTGTGTCATTTGCAAGCCTTTCCCTTCCCGTATTCGTCCATCACTTGCTTGACATTGCCATCCTGCCCAAGAACGAACGTATAACCACCTACGCAGCGTGTCTCAATCATACCATTGAAACCCACAGAGAGGTTGTTAGGATTGCCCTGAGACACGTCATAGATAGTGATGCCGATGATTGCAGCGAACACTACAGCGATGATAATCTGCACAATAGTGAAAACTACGCTGAATGCTTTATGTGTGTTCATTTCTTAGTTTCCTTTTGAGGCTCATCCTCATTAATAATGCTATCAAGTTTTTGGTGGATAACTTGCAAAACCTTTCCACCAATTTCCTGTGCTTGGAGAATACTAATCAAATATACAATAAACACGAGAGACATTATTTAGTTCCTTTCAGAGAGTTTTTGTACTCTTGAATCATACGTTTAAACACATTTTTAAAACTATCACCTGCACAGAATTGCTCTGTAAAAGCATCTGAAGCAATTTTTTCTACAACCTCTGTCGGAATAACGTCTCCGTCTGCAATGGCGCGAGCAATAGCAATATTAGCGAACTCTCGCAAGCCACCTGTGCCATATGCAGTAGTTTTCCAAGCACAATTGATATCTCCGTCTGTAAGCTGTGTTTCAACAACAGGCTTCTGCGAGGGCCACGAGCAAACCCCCCATACATAGACAGCATTCAAATGTACATGCAAACTCACTTCAAATTCATTTCCAAAGGAGTTTAGAAGCTTGTCACCAACAAATACTGACTTACCTTCCACATAGCCGAGAGGGGCTAGGAACAGGTTTTCGTCCCCTCTACCACTATTCCACATTTTACCATTTTCATAGTAGAAATAGGGGCGCTCTCCGTTAGGCATTGCCACCACTTTTGCATCATCATCCTTAGAATCCGGTACATGTGCAATAAACTTCACCTCCCGGCCAGCGCGTGTTGTCAGAGGATGCCCGCTTTTAGCAGCATCTAAGGAGAATGCACGCATATTTTCTGGAATGTTACTCATAGCTCCACGCTCCAATAAAATCCCTTGTTCTGCTGCACAGCAAGCCAATGCGAGAATTCTTGAGGAAAACTGTCCGCATCACCTACAACGAATTCGCTTGCGAAGGCACGTTTAGCAGCATCTATAATTGCTTGTTTGGACATGATGTGCATAATCAATCCTCCACAACAATATTGATAAAATCGTTCTTCGCAAGCTCTTTGATCTTGTCGAAAGTGTCTTTGTTTCCCATTTCATGAGTCCAAACAGGACGGCCCATGATTTCTTCAACATATTTGTGTAATTCGGAGAAACTACCGAGCAAGAAGCCAGTGTAGGCACTAACAATAGCTGCTTCACGTTTGTTCATTATGCAGCCTCCAGCATCGTTTCGTACAGATCAACTTGCCCACAGACGGTGGTAGCTTGTACGAAGTCTTTTGCATGAATTGCCTTAACAACAGGCTTCAGTTCACGAGCATAGCGACGGCCTTTAGGAGCCTCCGCACCAGCATCGACAAGCTTGTGGGCCTTCAGGGAGGAACGGGCAGCGTTACGTGTGACAAAATACAGTTTCATTTTATTTCCCCTTATTTTCTTTAATGAATTCAGTGATTTGTTTCTCAACACCTTGAATCAAAGTTTCTCTTGATTGATGCTGTTTGTTATTTATTTCAAAAATATGCATTTCAACCAGATTTTGAAGCATAAACTTAGGGCTGTTCCCAGCAAAAGATTTTAAAGCCCCCTCTACACTGACGCATGATGTAAGAAAGTCACCCCATCTTACGCCATCACTGGCAGAATTGAAAGTATATCGAATGCGAATCATGTAAAGCTCCGTTTGTTTGTCTATGTATCCATCTTAGGACGTTACAAGATCACTGTCAAGCACTTTTATAAATTATTCTCCAACCCAACGATATCCCATCTTTTCCGCTGTAGTGTTACACTCTTGCCGCGTTGCTTTAGTGCAAATCACAGAATCGTCTTCGTGACCCTCATAATAGTAGTCATAAGCTATCCACACACCGTTAGAGAATTCTAGATCAAAATACATATTAGTTTTCCTTCCGCTTAGGCTTCAAAATTTCCTGAATAATTTCCTCTTGCACGTTGCAGCTTTTTAGCTGTGCTGTCAATTCTGCCCGTAGAGGATGATTTGCCCACAGCCTCACTTTCGATAGCAGCTTGCATTCGTCGCTACGAACACGAGCTAGGATGGTGCCGTTAGAGTTTTTGACAGTGATGGAGCTAGGCTGTTTGGACGATGAGTTTGAGCTACTGACAATGTAGCCTTGAATGAGTTCAGCCATGGCTAGTACCTTTTAATATTTGTTCTGCTGTCCAAGAATCACCGCATTGTGTCTGATTACCATCATCACAGCCTCTGCGCCATTCTACAGCAGCATGGGTCAGACGATTAGCAAAAGGGCAATCTTCCCAACCCCTGCCAAGTGTCCCGGCAATAAATCCTGCTAAATATGCTTTGGTCATGTTATTTCCCCTTAACGTTTCGTATTGAATGGAAATCCAAGCTCTCGTCGGGCTTGTTCGTGTTCTGATTGGCTCATGATGACTACTCCCTGAAATGATTCGTCACATTGATAATTGTAGAACTGTTAAAATGCTCTGCAATATCTTCTAAAGAAATGTTTTCGCTGTGGTTCATGTACTTCCATTCCGCACTAACAAGGCGGCGCACAGTGCTTTCCACAATACGATACTCCCATCCGTCTACAACTTCACGAATAAGCATGATATGTTTTTTCATTTCGTTTTCCTGTAAGCCTGTCGGCTGTTCTTCAATGAACCCATGTTAGCACGCACAAAACAAAGAAACAAGCTTTTTGTTGTCAAAATAGTTCTAGACAAATGTTGGAAAGTGTTCTAGGCTGTTTGAGAGGGAGCTTGTGTTGCACAAATGTAAGCTTTCTTTAATACAACAAATCTTGTTAAAGCACACTTTCATACAAACAGGCAAGAGAAATGCAAAAAGCCCTCACTAGGAGGGCCATGATTTTCTGGGGCATGTGGGAAAATTTTGGAAATGTAGTTTTACAAATATTGAGCAGATTTTAAAATCAGAGAAATTTCATATGTTGTTACTGCTGATTTTAGTTTCATTCTTCCTCCATATCATCTTCTTCAATTGTCTCAAAACACATGTTGCATTGCCAATAATAAAAATACTCCCAATCACCGGGAGGATTATAATCATGCTCTGAATTGAAGCGTGTCATTGGAAAATTACATTCAGGGCATTTCATTTCATCCTCACAATGGCTACATGATGTAAATTAAATTTCCAATCAATCTCATATCCGAAATCTTCTGCTAGTTGTTCAAGAGACATACTATCATAATGGTTGCTTAACACTTCGTCTTGATGATTTTCATCATTCAACCAAGGATCGTCTTCCTTATAACGCTTCCAGCGAAAAGAATCTAGATAAATAACAAATTGATCTTGTGCGCAGAATGTGCGAAGATGTTCTGCAATTGGTCTATATATGCCTTTCATTCCACTCCCTCATATCCATCGTCATACGAACAGATAAAATGCCCGCATTCAAGACAATCCCACCGCCCCCACCAATAACACTCTTCTGTTTCTCCATCCCAACATTCTTCCCATCCGTCCGAATGATACATTTCGGAATTACATTTAGAACAAATCATTAACGAATCCTCCGTACAAAATTACCTGCAACAACATATGTAGATTTTCTTTTTCCAAAGCCAAGGTTGACGACAGTGGAGCCTGTGATGAGGCTTATAAAAATGATTAAAAAGTATTTCATTTATTCTCCGTAATACAATCCAAAAATTCATTCAGAAACATATATGAAGCATTCAATTCTGTCCATGAATCTTTCACAGATTGTTCTGTAAGGAATTGAAAAGCGTATTTGAAATTAGAGTATTTGAATTTTACATCGTCAATCAACAGTTCAAGTTCTTCACGTTGGTTTTTTGTAATCATTCGTCTTCCTCTAAATAAGGCGCACACAGCCAATATTCACTCTTACGGGTATTTTCAATCTCTTTGTCGTCTTCTGATTCGTAAGTGGTATGAGCACCTACTAAAGCAACTTCAGCTTCACGCAATCCCCATACTGTGTAAATTGTGCTTATGCCATTCTCAACAATATTTGTGAAGGTTTCATATACACATAAGTCTTGTGGATATTCTCCTTTGGTGTGCTCTCGCACAATGGCAAAACACACTTCTACTGTTGTTGGGATTCGCTTGTATTTTAGTTCAGACATTTATTTTCCATATAAAAATGCCCCTCGTGAGAGGGGCTAAATGTTACACTAGAAATTAATCAAGTTCTGCCAGTTTTGCACGAATCTCATCTGGGGTGAGATTGTTCAAGGCTTCGTCTTCCTTATTCGCCAGAGCTTGCACCAGCTTTTCACGTTTAGCGGCTTTGTCGGCCTTATCTCGTGCTGCTGCCTGTTCTTCTTGTTTCACAGCAATAATATGCTTTACGATTTCCAACTTATTTTCCAGATCAGTCTTACCTCGATTTGGTTTCACACTGACAAAGCTCTCTTCAGTGATGGCTTTCAGGGATTTGTTCAGATCAATTGCAACATTGTTTAGATCAAATCCACCATTAGCAAGCAGATTCAGATTCCACAGTTGTTCAGTGGTCAGTTCACCCTTTACTGAAGGGAAGCGGAAAGCTTTACGGGAAGCGGTTTCAAAAATAGACATTTATTTCTCCTAATTAAAATTTAACGTTATACAACTTTTGATTATTCACTTTCACTACAACACTATCACCACGAGCAGACGTAAAACCCAATCCGCTAATCTGTTTCTCAGAAGGCTGGCACATAGTTTTCTGCCCCAACAATTCAAATACTTTACGATGCTTCTCCAAGTCGCCCTTCAGGAATTCATTGTAAATGCCCCGCGTTGGAACAGGATTTTTACAACCTTCCAGAGCAAAGAATACGTGTTTGCTGCCAATTTCCTTACCATTCCAGTGATTCGGAGACAGCATCATGGTGTTGACACGTACAAACTTTTCAGTTTCAATGTTCCATTTCTCTTGGCTGAATGCACCACCAACAACACCTTGAGTTGGTTTGATGTCAACCACTTTACCACCCTTTACAGTGATAGTCAAAGCATGTTTGTTGTTTCCACTGCGCGGAGAGGTGGGAGTGCTATACTGATGCACAATACCATCCGACTCCACTTCAAGCGTAAAGCCGGGATTGACAGTAGTACGTTGATTGTAATTGTTTACAGTGACAATGTATTGCCCGTCCATCGGACGGCTCCACACAACGTTCTCCACAGGCTCTGTATCGCTATGCGGGCCATAAGCATTCATGTCCACATCCAGCATACCAGTGTTCTTGCTACGCACGCCTTTGTTACCAAAGTAGATTTGATAGCCATCAGGTTCTTTGATATACAAATCCAAATCGTCTTTGTTATACCATGCCAGAGACACACGGAATTTTGCATCCGTAATACCGCCCTGAGCCTTCACACGTTCTTTGATACTATCTGTCACATTGCCGTCATAGCTCCAAGCAAAATTATTATCCCATTTGAACAGAGGCTCCACTTCCTCATGCACAGGAGCCGTGATGCTGACAAAATTAGCTTGATGCTGATTTTTCACATGAACATCAATACTCTTAGCACCGGGAACAACGTTCTTCAGGAAGTCATCTACATTAATTTCTTGAGCTTTGCTTTCTTTCACTTCAACAGGTGCAACAGCATCAGCCAGAACGTTAGCCACGCCGCCCTTCAGCTTACCACGAACATTGTTGTCCACGAAGAGGATGTCATTGACAGAAACATCTTCCAGCGTGGCATGTCGCCGTTCCAGAGCAGGCTCCAGACCCAGAGAATCGATAGTTTTCATTGCATCATCAACCATTTTCTGAGTGATGAGAGCATTAGGACGTTTGTAGTTAGTTGGAGCTACTTTTTGTTCAAACGATTTTACAGCGGCTTCAATGTCCACACCAGCAGACAGATCAACCAGAAGGGTGCCAATGGCGGTGTTGCGAAAGCGGGACAGGGCCATGTTGCCAGCATTCTGCCAAATATAATTATTCTTTTCTTGTGCGCTCAGTTTGTTGTAATCCTGTTGTGCTTTGGAGAAAGCCGTGACAGCAGCAAGGAAATCATTTCCTTTGTAAAGATTGTTCTGATTGGTCAGGTCGATGACAGTAGCAAATGCTTCTGGAGTGAGTTCTTCCAGACCACGTTTAAAGACGCTCACAGACGTATTGTATTCTCCTACGACAGAGCCAACTTCTTTAGTGTAATGCTTGTTCGCAATCTGTCCGTGGAAATGGTTCCAGCGCTTCGTAACACCGTCTTTCAGTTCTACAGTGGATTCTGCACCGTATTGCTTTTCAGACGCACGGAAGAGAGATTTAATAGGCGCAGCACTTACAATAATAGACAGTGCTTTCGCTACAATATCATACTCACTGCCAACGTTCACTGTGTCCCATACGGTTTGCATCTTACCATTCACAACAGCAACAACATTGCCAATATTACGAATGAAATTTTTGCAGCAAGAGCAATCGTGCTCAGTGCGCTCACGGTAGATTGGGTTGGTGCCTTCAGGGAATGCAGCCAGATAGGCAGCAAAGAGGTCGTCCCCGGATACGTCCACAACGAACAGTTCGTGTTTAGACATTTCAGAGAATTGCTTGTGTACAGCTTGAGAAAACGGCTTAAAGTCAGACATTGTATAGCTCCTGTTTTAGAGGGATTGTTTTACTTCGTAAATTGTTACAGTGAGATGAATTCTACTCTGTTTTTGCTTTGTGTGCAATGAGCTTGTTAGCTGCTTCCAGTTGTTGACGAAGGTTCAAAAACTCATCACGAAGCTTTTCCACTTCCTCTTGTGACTCTCCATAAATCTGAATACGTCCATTCCACACATGACCATGTTCGGAGATTGTATCGATGCGTGATGTCCAAACGTCACCAAAACGCTGTTCATTTACTACTAAATCACCTTTATAATATTTCACTTTTCCCCCTTATTCTGCTTCGCTTGCAGAAGCATTTTATCAATAATAGCTACCCTATCCCCTTGCAATTCCATCAAAGTGCGCTTGTATTCAGCACTGTTAGGGAATTGATCGCACATGCGTTCAAAGTTTTTAATGAGGTCTTCCGTGTGACGGAGTTGCTTTTTCAAGCTTGTTGTAATTGCACTCATGCTTTATTTCCCCTGTTTTGGAACCAGTTTAGTGCCTTACAGATTAGCTCATTTTCCCACCAATTGTCAATCACCCTACGTTCCCACTTGTCACGGAAGAACGTAGGGCCGCAGTAGTGGTGCCAATCCATGAACACACACGTACCATCCTCAAGCCGAAGGCGATAAAATGGACTCACGCAAAGGATTCCTCCGTTAAATCTGATACAAGTCATTGAATACCCTTATCCTAAAGTCCTATATCCCCGCCCTTCAAGGCAACGAAAGAGAATCTGACGCTTATGTTGTGCAGCCTTGGCAGCACCCTCCCCGGCAGACAGAAGCATCGTGAACAAACCCAACTTGCCAGCATCGTGACGATTACCAAAGATTGCCCCTGTTGCTGCACCAGCAATACCACCAGCAATGCCAGAGTTGAGGGCGGATTGCCCCTCGTCACCCCCTTGTGCTGCATAAGCCTGACAATCCTGATAATCTCTTGCATATACCTCTGGAGACACGCCTTGCATGTCCACTATGGGGCGGGGGGCTTGCACAGCACAAGCAGAAAGGGATGTAACAGCAGCAATTGCAATAATGGCTTTCATGGATTTCATGTTATTAGCTCCCAAAAGATAGTTATTCCAATGTTCTTTTCTTGCACTTGTTGTAACCATTCTATTGTATCAGGGTGGTTGATGTCTGAGCAAACGATTCGTAGGCCGTCGATGCTTAAAGGTGTTGCAAAACCATCCTCCATTTGTTGCACTAATCTGTACATCTATTCTCCTCTTGTTTGTTCAATATCTTCATTCTACAATATGAACAAACAAGGTGTCAACAAAAGAATGGCCCTCCGAAGAGAGCCTTTCCTAACTACGTCCTTACAGCAACCCCGCAATAACCCGAGCCATGGCTTTACCCAAATCCTCCACAGCTTTTTCCTTGTCAGCTTGACTTGCATTCTCAGGCAATTCTTTGATATGCTTCATAACACTAACAGCGTTCTCTCGGGCGTAGCGTTCCCGAGCAGCCCGTTGACGAGGGGTAATCAAAGCCTCCTTTTCAGCCATGTGATTCAGCACTTCTTTCTGTTCCTTCGGAACCTCTTCAACAATCTTGTGCATGGCTTCAGGGGTTACGGAAAGGCGAGAGGCGAGTGATTTAAGCTTTGTGTAAGGCATACGCTGACGGATATTTACCATTTCCACTCCAGCAAACTTCTTGTATTCTTCGACAGCAATGTGAGTGTCCGATTCGTTCAGTGGCAGAGTGTCTTTGTAAAACTCAATCGGCACTTCTTTCAGTACGCCGTCCGTGAACATACGGGCAGTGTTACCCGGAATCTCATCAGCCAAGAAAACGCTAGGCTTGCCAGTGGCAGGAATGAAGCGAGCAATCACAGAAGGGATAGCTTTCATGATGGTGTTTTGAGCGTTCATTTTAATTCTCCTTAGCAGTTGTACAAAGTTGAGTTTTTTAACAGGCTTGCACATCAATACGTTGTGCATGTGTTCACTATAAGTACACACGATTGATGTGTCAAGAAAATTTTGCAAAGTGTATTGACTTTCAAGAAAGAATGTGTGCAAAACAATGACAGGAGGAAACAAAGTGAGGGCAAAAGAAAAAGGCTCCCGAAGGAGCCTCTATATAGAGCGTTATGGACAGAAGGGAGCAGGAACCCCGAATTCATGATATAGCCACGGCTTGTGGCACTTTGGACAATTATCTTTGTCTGTCTCTTTTTTGGCAACAGCTAGGATGAATTCTCTAGTTTCTTCCTTAGACAATCCTTGTGGGACATTGACACTTTCACTGTTGAGTGTTTCGTAGCTTGGGAGAGGTAAACTTTTCACATATCTATCTAAGGGCATGTCTCCCTGAGAGGGGCAAGCGTGAAGCCCTGAGCTTCCGCATTTTTCACATGTCATTTCTTCTCACTTTCATTAGATACAGCGTAACTTCAGTTATGCAATCCTCAATATTTAATTTGCGTATAGCACAAGGTTGTGTCACAATATACGTGTCTGCAACATCACCCCGCGCAAGCGTCTACAAAAAGTTTCCATAAATCAATGTTATTTCCGCGACAGTTCACAAGAACAACATTCCCCAAAACAACAAACAAAAAGCAAGTGCATAAGATATATTTCCAAACAACAATAACAATAGTTATTTGAAGAAACAAACTGTGTATAACATACTCTAGCGCAAGCTTTGTCTGTTTTATTTCCTACAGACAAGGGGGTTATTCCGTCTGTTCAGTAGGGTTTCCGAAAGATTGGCACTCTACAAGAATCTTATAAATTTCTGCACAAGTTTTGTACATTTTGTTATTTTGAAATTCAGAATCTACAAGCCATTTCAAATATGCCTTTTTAAATTCTCTTGCATCATTTTCGTCCAAATCTGCACAACCATTTACAAAGTAAATTCTAACACCTTTTCCAATCCCTCCTACCCTAAGAATCTGATGGAAGGGTAGAATATCACCATATTCATTTAGAAAATAACTCATTGCTCACTCCACTCTTTGTGCATCTCAATAGCGCGTTGCACACTGTCAACAATATCTTGCAAATCCTCTAGACGATCTTTGTGTCCCCGTTCTCCTGCTGCCAGTAGCTTCTTAATTGCATGCTGCAAGCATGGATCGTTTACAGAAAATGCACGGATTACATCGTAAACATCACACCAGACGTTCGGACGAATTTCACGATTGTATTTGTTTTGTGGTTTTGTTTCTTCCTCTTTTACTGTTTCAAAGCGCCATTGAAAAGCTTCGCAATCTTTTGTGCCATTATCTCCAACAAATGAATAAAAGCCGTCTCGTGGCGTTACATCATACACTTTGTCTACTGTGAGGTATTTCTCATAATCGCCATTGTTAATACACTTTACTTTCATAATATCCTCCTGTTTGTAAATTTTGACTGATTGTATTGCGAATGCTATGATTCTACAGATAAGCTGATCACTTGTCAAGCACTTTCTATAAACGTTTATGAGGATTTTTACAATGGCTACGTGGTATGTAAGACCTGATACAAGTCATTCAGGCACAAGGAACGGAACTTCTTACGCTAATGCATGGGGTGGATGGAGTGAGATTGTATGGGGAGCCTCTGGCGTTAAAGGTGGGGATGACCTCTATGTTTGCGGAGTACACACCTATGCAGCAGGTATCTCTGTAGGAGCACACGGAGGAAGTGTAACAACACCTTGCACAATTCGTGGTGACTACGCCCCGTCTGTTGGTAGTATCGTATTTTCACCTACACTTACTAACACTCTAACAAATGGAAGAACTGGTACAAATATTATGTTTTTCCAATCCCTTGCCGCTGTTACACACAACGGTGCTGCTTGGGGTTCTCGTTACATTGGCAACATCTTTGATACTCCCGGTGGTACATCTGCTATCCGCTTCTCTGCTTCTGGTGATACACATTCTGACATTGAGATTCGTGGAAACACTTTCAACACGACAGCAGGAGGCTCTACAAATCATGCAGCTTTGAGATGGTGGGTTCAAAGTGCTGCTAACTCTAGCATGCTTCGGTGTACCATTGAGGGGAATACATTCACGAATGCTGCTAATCGTTCTGTTATTGAGTTCCGCACACAAACTGATAGTAATTCTGCCGCGTATATGGCAGATATTAAGATTAATTATAATACCTTCAATAACTATAGGGGATGTGCTATCGAACTTACCTGCCCCGGTACAACAGGTCAAGCCTACCAAGCGCAAGGGTGCCAAATCAAAGGGAATAAGTTCCTTAATGGACTTGAATCACCAACAGACATCTTTGGCGGTTGTATCGGTGTTTGGGGTTTTGCTCTGTCATACAGCTATACAACATTCGGTGACAACATCATTTCCGATAATTATGCTTCCAATATACAAGGGCCGACAGGTTTCGTGGATAGCTTCTACGGTAGGTATATCATTCAAGACAATGTAGGAGATACATTTTACACAAGTACAATTGATGCTAACGGAATTCTATTAGATATTGGAACAAAGAACACAATTGTACGTAGAAACAAAATTAGCAATATTGTAGGTAAGGCTGGTGTATTCAATAGTGGTTGTGGTGTCATGATTCTTGGCAAATGCACAAACAATTACATATACGGCAATCAGTTTGTCACAATGAAAACAGGATTCTTCTTAGGAGATACAGCAGGCGCTTGTGACAACAAGGTTTTCAACAATGTATTCATCGGTATAACAGATGCAGCTATCCAAACTACCTCTACAGCAGCACTTTTGAACAACGTTATCTGTATGAACAATATGTTCTCTGGTACAGGGTACAAAGTCAAAAATGCAACCACTGGCCCTGTAGCATGGACTAAGGAGCAGTTTAACGTTTACTCTGGCTTGTCTCTGAACAGCCAAAATCATACACTAGGTTCTAGGAGTAAGCAATACACTTCTACAGTGCATGATGCTGTATACAAGAGCGCTGCCCTCTCAGGGTTAGACGCAGAACTTGTCAGTTTGATTGTAGGTTTGCCAACAACACTTCTACAAATAACATAAAAAGCATGCTTTTAGGCTCCTTCGGGAGCCTTTTTCTTTTTGTGCTTGTGCTTTGTAGAAATGTGTTGTACAATGTTCTTTGTATGAAGTCTAAAGAGGAGGGAAGATGGCGCGATATGGAGAGAATGGGTTTGTGCAAGGGACGGTTTGCAGGGTGATTAATGATGTTAAAATTATCGATGAACTGCGTGATTGTGAAGTGGTAATTGTCAAGAGTTTGCATTGGAGTGGATCGTTTGGGCATGAAGGCTATTTTGTAGTAAAATTAGGGAAGAATGATCAATGGTGGTTTGCACAACCATGGATGCTTAAGATGAGCCACCTCCCTGTAACACTAAGAAATTGGGCGACAAACAAAGTTCTAATGTTGTTTGAGAAGAATGATGACATTATTAAAACGTTAGCAGAAGAACAGATGAACGGAGATTTTCCCTATGGACAATGAACAATGTGTTGCTATATTCGGCTCAGGGATGACAGAGGAAGAAACTGTTTTGTATTCCTTGCGCGCAGCTAAGAAGGAAATTCTTTGGCTTACAAAACTTCTTCATGCTGAAATCCCAAGTGCTGTTTTTACGATTGGACTTATTGAGGATGCTTTGAAATTGATGGAGAGTGCAAATGGAAAATGAATGCACACAACCCGGAAGTTGGCAAGGCTCTTGCTGTTGTAACTGTACATGGCAGAAACCTCTGAATCAACATCCTTGGAACAGAATCGAGTTGTTCAAAGGTTCTATCATGAATATTATTGGTTGGGGTTGTTTTATCCCTGATATGGATAGCATCACGGTAAGTGATCGTGAGCACGGCATGTGCGAAATGTGGGAGAACAAAAAATGTACGACGAAGAATCTATTGACGCACGTAACAGCATGAAAGAACATCGCCATTACACTAAAGAAGAAGCTGAAGAGGATATTTCATACGCCATTGAACAATGGAGGAAAGAAAGAGAGAAGCTTCAGAAAAAACATGAGAGAGAACAAGTGAATATTTGGAAATGTGTAGATAAAAAGGAAGAAAATAATGCTTAGTTTATATGTAGACCGCCATCCTGTAACAATTAATAGATGGAATTTTCCAGCAGGAGAAACCGGTATTAAGCTAACTGATATGGCTTTGGGATATAATTCACAACACCCTCAAGCACATATTACATTGAAGTGGCAAGGTAATGAGGATTTGATTGAACTTGCTCTGCTGAATGATGCTGTGCGGAGAAACTATCCGAAGATTCCTGTAAATCTGACGATTGATTATTTCCCATATGCTCGCCAAGATAGGGTTTGTAATGCTGGAGAGAGTCATAGTTTGAAAGTTATTTGTAATTTCATTAACAGCATGAATTTTGATAGGGTGTTTGTCACAGACCCTCACAGTGATGTTTTAGGTGCTCTGTTGTACAACATTCATATTTGCTCTGTGGAACAAAAAGTGTTGAAAGCTATGCAAGATTGCAAGGCCACTGTGATTGTAAGTCCTGATGCTGGGGCATTGAAGAAGATTCAGAAGTATGCTCAGTTTGTCTCTACGTATATTCCCGAAGTGGAAGTGATGAGGGCTGACAAGACACGAGATGTCAAGACGGGGAAAATCACTGGCACTGTTGTGTACAATGATATTGGGCAATTTGAAGACAAAAATGTTCTTGTCGTAGATGATATTCTAGATGGTGGCGGCACGTTCATTCCGCTGGCTGACGAGCTTCAGATGCACTATCACGGCACTATCAACATCATGGTGACACATGGTATTTTTACTAAAGGTGTTGACATTGTTGCTGATGTGTATGACAATATCTATGTTGTAAACAATATGTTTGGCTCTCACAATAAAATTAAGGAAATTTAAACAATGAAACTGAATCCGCTGTTTGCTGCTGATATGTACAAGACGGGACACGTTAAGATGTATCCAGAAGGTACGGAATACGTCTATTCTAATTTCACTGCCCGTTCCTCTCGGCTTGCACCAAAGCTGAAAGATACGTTTGACGAGAAGATTGTATTCTTTGGCCTGCAAGGCTTTATCAAATACTTCCTGATTGATTTGTTCAATGAACAATTCTTCAATGTTCCAAAGGAACAAGCTGTAGGTGAATACAAAGCCATGATGGATAAGTGCCTTGGCCCTGATGCTGTTGATGTCTCGCACATTGCGGCCCTGCATGATTTGGGCTATCTGCCGCTGCGCATCAAAGCTTTGCCTGAAGGTAGTTTGGTAGATATTAAAGTACCTGTACTCACTGTCACTAATACGGTGATCGGCTTTGGCTGGCTGGTTGGTTATCTGGAAGATGCGTACAGCAACAACCTGTGGAAGCCTACGACCACTGCAACCACTGCTTACCAATATCGTAAGCTGCTGACGGATTATGCAGAAAAGACAGGTGCGCCTAAGGAGTTTATTCTGTGGCAAGGTCATGATTTCTCGCTTCGTGGTTTGTCTGGGAGCTTCGATGGTGCTCAAAGTGCTCCGGGTCACTTACTGTCTTTCCTTGGCACTGACACTATTTCTGCCATTGAATATCTGGAAAAGTACTACAAGGGCAGTGAAACGTTTGTTGGTGGGTCTGTTCCAGCTACGGAGCATTCTGTAATGTGCATGGGCGGGGCAGATGAAGGTGAATACGCTACAATTAAGCGTCTCATCACTGACCTATATCCGTCCGGTATTGTTAGTATTGTTTCGGACACTTGGGACTACTGGAATGTCATTACAAACACTGCTGCACAACTGAAAGACATCATCCTTGCACGTAAGCCTGATGCTCTGGGTAATGCTAAGGTGGTGTTCCGTCCTGATAGTGGTGATCCTGTAAAAATTGTTGCTGGACTTCGTGTGACAGATATTGACGATGTTTGCGAGGACAATATCTATTCCACTGATGTAGCGGTCAAAGACGGCAAGTATTACGAATTTGATTACAGTTTCTGTGGGGATTCTTGTAATTGTCTGATGGACATTGAACTAGGCCGGGAAGTGTCAGAGCACGAAGTAAAAGGCTCTGTAGAATGCCTTTGGGACATCTTTGGTGGTACTCTGTCCGAGACAGGACACAAAATGTTGAATCCTCGTGTTGGTCTGATTTACGGAGACAGCATCACTCTGGAACGTGCTCAGCAAATTCTGAAGCGTCTGGAAGCTAAAGGCTTTGCCTCTTCTAACATTGTATTTGGCATTGGCTCCTACACCTATCAGCATGTCACTCGTGACAGCTACGGCTTTGCTATGAAAGCCACTTACGGCATTGTCAATGGAGAGCCACGTAACATTTTCAAAGACCCTAAAACGGGTGATGGCATGAAGAAATCTGCTAAAGGTTTGCTCCGTGTAGAATATGAAGATGGGAGGTTTGTCCTGTACGATGAGCAAACTCCTGAAGAAGAGAAACAAGGATTACTGCGAACAGTGTTTGAAGATGGTAAGCTGGTTGTAGAAGACTCTCTAGAAAAGATTCGTAAGCGCCTGTGGCCTTGAAATGGCTCTGGAGCCTTCTTCTACTCTTTGTTTGTATCAACGTAGACAATCCCTCTAGGAGCTTCGCTGTCTCTGACACTGTTTGTTTGAAAGCTGTCGTAGAGCATGAGGCTTCAGGGGAGTCCTTAGCAGGGAAGCGTGCAGTGATGGACGTAGTTCTAGAGAGGATGAAACGTACAAACAAGAGTTGCCCTGTTGTGGCTCTACAGCCTAAGCAATTCTCTGGCTTCACATGGCAGAAGATTATTGAAACAAAGAGCTTGACAGGATGGGAAGAGTTGTTTAGAATGTCTCCTGTCTGTAGAGGATGTTCTCATTTTCATAGGTTGGACAAACATCCTGAGTGGAATAAGAAGTTTAAACATCGTCGCACAATTGGTTTACATAAATTTTACATGGAGGAAACATGAAACGTTCTATTGCTCGTAAATGGGCAAAAGCTTTAGAGAGTGGTGAATATCAACAAACAAGGGGTGAACTTCGTAATACTGTTGGCTTCTGCTGCCTTGGTGTCCTGTGCAACATTCATGCACAAGAGCATCCTGAAATCGCTGCTGAACAAACGAGTATGTATGAATATCTGGGAGAAGAAACTAAACTTCCATTTGAAGTGAGAGATTGGGTAGGTATGGATTCTGTCTCAGGTAAATTCCCTCGTGGTTTGATTAAAGAAGTTCCTACTGCCGACAGTCTGATTGATTTGAACGATGATGCAGAATGGACTTTCAAACAAATTGCAAAAGTGATTCGTAAACATTATAAGGAACTGTAAAATGAGCAAGAAAGAACTGAACGCACAACTGGCAGTATTGGTAAGTGAATTTGAAGCAGCACTGAGCAAAGCAGAATGTTTTGCAATGGAACACAATCTGAGTTTCCACATTACACCTACGTATGGTATGGGCGGAACTTATGATGGTACAGAGGGCGAATGGTTTGCGTCGAGCCAAAGCTGTTAATTAAAGGAGATAACATGGAAAATATTATCATTGCGGGTCGCACCCTAGAAGAACTGAAGCAGATTCAAAAAGAAGTTCGTAAAGATGCAAATAAATACATTGCACAATTTATTGAAGCTGGTGAGAGTGCTGTTAAAGAAATTCTTGAATTGGTTGAAGTAGATGATGAACGTGATGAAGAGGCAGAGGGTGTAGAAGATGTTTCTGAAAAAGTTACAGCACTGGCTGCTGTAGCAGAGAAGAATCTGGCACAAGCAAAACTGATTAGTGATATTTCTGGTGTCTCTTATTATCTACCATTCTCTGAAGAGTGGAGTAATGATGGTTATTATTGCCAACTGGAACAGCGTTACGAAGGTCTGCCTGACAATAAAGCTGTAGATGCACTATTTAGTATCATTGATAGTATGGAATCTGAATCGCGTAACTGGCACTCTAGCCGTTGCTGATATAAAACTATTTTAAAGGAAACTAAAATGACTCAACAAGAAATTCTGGCTCTAATTGCACAACAAATTGAAGATGCAAAGAACCTGCTGAATTCTGCTAAAGAACTGGCAGATAGTAACAACGTCTACTTTGATTTTGACAGTGCGATGCAGAACCTGTATGAAGATGTGACGGGTGACTGGATTGACTGGAACTATTCTTCTTGCTAAAATAAAGGAATAAACAAATGACTACTGTAACTATTTCTCGTGAAAAATACGAAGAACTGCTGAAAGCTTCTGGTCAAGTGCCTATGACGAAACAAGTTGGCACTAAACTTGTAGCTGAAAAGGTGGCAGCAATCAAAATGATTCTGAAAGAGATTAAAGAGGTTGTTAAACTGTCTGGTGCTGAAGTTAAGATTGGTGGCTCTTACGGTGTGTTTGAGAGTGAAATTGCTTCAATTGACTCTATGCATCCCGATTGGAACAGTTCTTCTTACGATTGTTAATTAAAGGAAAATAATGCTACTCATTGGCTCTCGTGCTATTCAATATTGGCTCCCTGATTGGCGAGAGCCACTTGATGTAGACCTTGTAGGCACTTACGATGAAATTGAAGCCTATCGTAAGAGGAATAATATCAAAGTGTTCTATCCAATCAATGAAGGTAAGACAATCTTCATGCGTGACAGTGAGGGTGTTATCCATGAAGCCGAAATAGCGTGGGAAGGCTCTCGTGCAGAAAAGCTGATTAAGTTTGTTGAGGGTCAATCTGACAATGGCAGGGTGGGACAGGGGATGATTGTTCCTTCTTTGGATGTCCTGTTGCTGCTGAAGATGTCTCATAGATATCTAAAAGATTCGCCACACCATTTTAAAACAATGGATGATATCTTTGCTTTGCGTAAAGCTGGTGCAAAGATTCGTGAGGAGCACAAAGAGTTTCTTGCTGATCGTGAGAAAGATACCTACATACATAAAACGCCAAAACTGAATGTGAAGAAGGGTGAATTCTTTGCTGGTGATGGTATTAATTACGAGTGGGAACATGACGATATTCACCAAGCAGTGAAGTTTATGGATCAACCTGCTTATCTGTCTTATGCTGGAGGTGAAGTTTGGTCAGACATGTCCAAATTCAAACAGTGTTCTCGTGAGGTTCAGTTGTATGGTGTGCTAGAAGAATGCCTAACTTTGGCCGCTGAACGCTCGCAGCTATGTTTCAATCCTCGTCCTGATCCTGATTGGAGCTTTAAGTTTGCTCTGGGAAAAGTGAGTTCATCAATCTGCGGTGGATATTTCCGGGAGTTTGCATGGGAGAACGCTTATGCTGTGATGGAACTGTATGAGAAAGAAGGTAAAGGTTATATGGACAAAGTAGATGAAGCAATCAAAAATGGTATTGTTCAACAAACTAAACAAAAGGAAGCAGCATAATGGCACTAATTAAAACCTACGTATGTGATGTGAGCGGTAAATCTGGCACGAATGAAGAAGATTACTTTGAAATCTCTATCACTTCTCGCCCAAGTGGCAAGGGTAGTTACTATCAGACAAATGTTCTGAACAAACTTCTGCACAAAGACGTTGCTGAGAAGCTTCATCTGGTGAAAGTTAAAGAGCCTGAGAATAATCCTACACCTACTCTGGAGAGTCAATTACTGGCTCTGCTAAAACAATGGCGAGATGAGATTGTTGAAGATGCTTCCGAGAGTGCTATTCAGAGTGTGAGGAACTAATGCAATATTCAATTGATGTAAGATGGATTGTGGAAGCAGAATCCCCTGCTGATGCAGAGGTGTTAAAAGAAAATATCTGCAATCTTGTAGCAATTCAAACAGACAACAAAGAATTGTTTGATGCTCTTGTTGATGAAATGCCAGCAGTGGTGCAGGAATATAACTAGGAGGAACAATGAATTTCAAAGAACGTGTAGACACTCTTCGTGTTCAAATCGAAGAAATCAAGAAAGAATTTGAACAATACATTGCTGACACTACTATCAGCTTGGATGAACGTTGGGAAGTGTTTATGAAGGCACCTAAAGACCTTCGCAATCACTCTCGTTGGATTGAACGTTTTGCAGGGCTTCCAGATGATGACTTTATTGGATATGGTGGGCCTGTGTGGGCTGAACGTCATCAAACAGTGGATGTTGGGGATATTTTATGTGTTCTGGAAAATCAAGAAGATTACGACTTTGATTTCTCCGCAGTGGATGTAACAGCATTCAAAGAGGATATTCTAAAACGTAATCTTTATTCTTTTGAATACGATTGGTGATACAATGACGAAATATGCTATTAGTATATCTACAATAGTAGAAGTAGATAACTTTGACGAAGCCTACGTTGCAGCAGATGTTATTGTAGATTTTCTTAAACATCACTATTTGGCAGAAGACCCTCATCACTGGAATGTAGAGGAGCTTGAGGATGAGTGAGAAAATGTATGACGTAGATGTCACTGTATGTGTCTATGCAGAGTCTCCTGAAGAAGCTAAACAGAACATTTTCCCATTCCTTGTTGCTGCTTATGAACAGGAAGTGGCAGAGGGATTTGATTTTTATGGTGAGGAGGAAGAATGAAACGATCTGTAGAAGTAGTAAAAACTGTAGAATATGACATTGAAATTGATGACAGCATTCTCAACCAAGAATTCGTAGACAGCTTTGAATCCGGCTTCTGGGAGCTTGATGGTGACACTCTGGAAGAGAAGATTGATGGATTGTTCAAGGTGGCAGCTTATCAACTAATGAATGGTGAAACACAATTCATTGAGGGTATTGGTGCTTGTTGTGACAAGGGTATGCAATCATACTATAAAGAATTTTATCCTGACAAAGAATTTCGAGTGCTGTACAAAGAAACTTACGAAGAAATCGAAACGGAGATAGTGCCCTAGCGGTCACTCCTTTCTCCATAAATTACGAAAGGTATATTAATGAATCTAACAGAGACACAAGCATTGCGACAGAAGCTGTCTGAGATGACAGAGAGAGATTTTGAAGAGTGGTTAGAAGGCAAGAACAATCCTGCTTGGAATATCGGCTATGAGGCAGGTTATGATGATGGGCAGAGTGATATTGCAGCAGACATCAGTAGTGCTCGTGAAGAGGGTTATGACAATGGCTTTGATGACGGTCATTACAACGGATTCCGTGAAGGCCGGGAAGAGGGTTATGAAGCTGGATATGGAGAAGGTTGTGAAGCCACACAAAGTAAATTTGGAGAGGATTATTAATGACGTTTAGTGCAAAACTAATTGCTGTGACGAAGCCTGTTGTAGAGGGCCTAGAGGATATGCACGACCTGATTGCATATTGTGCGCGTGTGAGTAATCCCTCTAATCAGATGAATATGGATACAGCAGAAAAGCTTACTGCCTATCTGATGAAGCACAAACATTGGAGTCCGTTTGAGATGGCTAATGTTGTTGTGGAAGTGGAATCCCCACGAGATATTGCTCGCCAACTTCTGCGACACACTAGCTTCAGATTCCAAGAGTTCTCTCAGCGTTATGCTGATGTGACACAACTTGAACAAGCTTTCTGTCTTCGTGAGCTTCGTATGCAGGACAACAAGAACCGCCAGAACAGCCTAGAAGCTGATGATGAATTGCTTGCTGATTGGTGGAAGAGTGAACAAGCAATGCTTCTGCATATTGTCAAAGACACGTACACTCGTGCTCTGAATCGAGGTGTTGCTAAAGAGGTTGCTCGTGTAATTCTTCCTGAAGGACTTACTATGAGTCGTCTATACGTGAATGGTACAATTCGCTCTTGGATTCATTATCTGGAAGTACGCATGGAAGAAGGTGTGACTCAGAAGGAACACGTTATCCTCGCTACGCTGATTGCTGAACAAATCAACAGTGTGTTTAAGGTTACGTCCTAAAGGCCGTTTATGATCATCAAAATCATCTTGACATTCTTACTCTTGTTGCTTATCATCATGGGCATCCCTTCCGGTGTTCGTTTGTACAAAGAAGCAGGAGGTACAATTTCTCTGTTGCTTAAGATTGTTTGTTGTGGTATCATATCTATTATGGTCATCACAGCCCTTGTGATTGTTTTCTAGGAGAAGTAAAAATGTTACTGTGCCTGTTAGGTGTTTTGATGGTTGGAATTGGCGTATATTTTGGCCCTTTGGTAAAGCAGCCTAATAATATTTTCACTAGTGCTGTCACAGGTCTTATCACTGGCTGTGGTATTACGGTCATTGCTATTAGTATTTTTGGTTAATTAATTTATTCTAGGAGGAATATTTATGAAAAAGTTTATGTCTGTTGTAGCTGCTATTATTATGGCAAGCTCTCTGTCGGGTTGTTTCAAAGTTGTTGATCAAGGTAAGGTTGGTCTGCGTAAGAATTTTAACAACACCATTGACAGTACAGAATTGGTGGCTGGTTCGTTCAATCAAACTCTCGTAGGTTCTGTGCTGGAAGTTCCTATCAAGGAAATCTCTGTAGATGTGTCTGACCTTACGCCTCTGGCAAAGGATAATTCTACAATGGGCGACTTCGATGTATCTGTTGTCTACAGCATTAACCCAAGCTCTGTAAGTGATTTGTACATTAACAAGAATCGCAGCTTCCACGCTCTTGATGATCAAGGTGAAATCCATCTTATGCACACTTACCTGCAAAACACTGTTAAGAATGCTGTTTACAAAGTGGCACGTCAGTATGACGCTCTGACAATGAATGACCATCGTGCAGACATTGAACATGAGATTCTTGCACAAGTGAAACAAACTCTGGCAGAGGAAAAGTTGGATAACGCTGTTCTCGTAACTCAAGTGCAAGCTCGTAGTATTAAGGCAAATCCTGCTATCATTGATGCAGCTAACAATCTGATTAAGGCTAAGAGCGAACTGGCAGCAAAGGAAGTGGAAGTGCAAACTGCTAAGAAAGAGTCTGAACGTATGGCTTCTCTGGCAAACAATGCAGGTCAATCTATTTCGTATATGCAGGCTCAGGCACAACTGATGATTGCTGAAGGTGTTCGTAATGGTAAGGTGAATACGATTGTGATTCCATCCGACTTCCGGGGCATTGTCAACACGAAATAACAACAGGGGCCGAAGCCCCTTATGACATTGAGAGAAACAAGAATGTACGCACTAATCTTCCTACTCTGTCTCATCCTAGTGGCATGTGGCCTTGGCACCTACCATCTGTCCCGTCTAGAGGGTTGGCGAGAGCCTTCCACCTTGTACTTTTCAACCTTCTGTGTTATAATCTTACTTTCTATAGGGAGTTTGCTGCTATGACAGGCTTTAGTGTTATTTGTTGTATGTTCATCATATTGGCTGGAGTGGCATTTATTGCTGACATCTTTGACTGTTCTGAAGGAGACAATGTGAAAGCTGTAAAATACTCTGTGGGGATTCTCGCCACTGTTGCCCTTTGTGTTGCTGTCATCTTGGGTTATTTTCCTTAGGAGTGTAAAATGTATGCATATATTCTTGTGGCATTTCTTCAAACAAACCCTTATCCTGTTGTAGCCTTCCTCGATCAATTCACAACAAAGAAAGAGTGTATGGCTGCTGTAGAGGAGTTTAAGCCCAATGTGCCGAAAGAGAAACAAGATGATTTGATGTGTATTCAAATTGTGTTGCAGGACAAGGTGAGGGATATTTAAGTGGTAACAATTAGAGATAAAATTGAAACATCTCTTGTGCAATATTTAGAAAAGCCTTACAGAACATGGCCGAGCAAAGTGTATTTAGGCGAGGAAGAGTGTTTGGAATTGGATAAGTTTTACGGTGGAATAATGCAAGAGATATTTCACATTGAAATTATTATGGTGTTGAAGAGAAACTATTTGGAAATGGGAGATTAAATGAACAAACAACAAATTATTAGTGCTGTACAATCGATGATTGACCAAGGCCGACAGGTCATCAGTGTTCGACATGAAATTGTGGCAGAATTTAAACGAATTAAAAAGGAAGCAGATGAATGTGGTGCTCTGGAAGCGGAGTATATCTATCACAATCTGAAAGAAAAAGAACGGGAAGCTCTGCGGACAGCCGTGCGTAATCAGAAAGCTCTGAAGATTATTCTGAAGGAATTGCAAAATTCCGATGTGAGTTTCTGATGAGTAGAGATGGTGATATTGTCTGGTCAACAGACGGAGAATCTTACAATCACGATACAATGTATGAGGCTCTGGAAGCACAATTTTCATACATTAATGGTGAATATATTCCTGCACAAGTAGGTGATACGCTGTATTATGGCACTGCTGTAGCTCTTGACGTAACAAAGCTTGTTGATTCAGGAGACATCATTGAAATGCTCGGTGAGCGTGCTTGGGACTTTGCGGGGGAATGGGCAGAAGATTTCCCAGATGTTTCTAAAGAAGAACGTAATGAGTTGGATGATTTTCTCAAGAGTTGGTTTGAAAAATATTGCAAACCTACATTCTACAGTGTGAAAGATATCAAAGAATACACCATTACTGAGGAAGATATTCGGGAGTTGAACGATGAAAATATTCTTCAAGAGTAAAGACGGTGGCTCTGAGTCTAACGTCACAGGATATTGGCTCTTTGAGGCTAAATCTCTGTTCTCTATTGTGTTGCTGCGATTTGATAAGGGGAGCAGAGAAGCTTTTCACAATCATGCGTTTAATGCTGTGTCATGGGTGTTGAGTGGTGGTTTGGTAGAAGTAGTCAAAGATGATATGAATTATGATGTAACAACTTTTAAACCTTCTTTGAAGCCTGTCTACACCACTCGTGAGCGTATGCACAAAGTGTTTGGTGTAGCGGAGAAAACATGGGTGTTAAGCTTCCGTGGCAGATGGAGCAAGACATGGAAAGAGTATTTGCCAAACGAAGAGAAAGAAATTACACTGTCGAGTGGAAGGGTTATAATTAATGATTAAATCAATTTGGAGCACTCCAGAAGCGGAAGCTTGGGCGAGGAACTTCCGATATGAGGATTATTTGAGGATTCATGAAACTATGTGTCTAAGTGCTAACCCTGTGAGTGAGCAGATGTACAGGGAATTGTGCTTTGTGTTTGAACAAGAGATGTGCAGAGATATTGGGGGATAGTAATGGGAGGCGCAGCACTCAAGAATTGCACAACACGACGATATCAGGCAGAAGAATACCATCAGCTTGAGCAGGAAGTGCTTGATATCATCTCAAACAATTTTCCTTTTGATTCTGTATCCACTATCAAAGCATATACCTTGAAAGAGTCATTTGGTGACATGGATGTTCTGGCTTGCACTGATAAATATGACCCTTGCAACATTGAGGACAAACTAATCCGATTGTTCAACACAAAGGAAGTTGTCAAAAACGGTAACGTTGTTTCTTTTGAATACAAACAATTTCAAATTGATCTAATTTTAACTAGGCCAGCGGATTATGTGAGTTCTCAGCAGTATTTTGCCTACAATGACTTGGGCAACCTCATTGGTCGTGTAGCTCACTCCATGGGACTCAAGTTAGGGCATGACGGCCTGACATACAAATTCTATGCAGACAAGACACAAGTGTTCCGTGAAATCACTCTGTTGAAAGATTGGGAGCAGATTCTTCCTGTGCTTGGCTACGACTTTAGCCGCTATCAACAAGGCTTCGATGCACTGGAAGATATTTTCAAGTTTGTCGTTTCAAGTTCGTTCTTCAACAAAAGTATTTATGCTCTGGAGAATCGTAATCATGCTGCTAGAACAAGGGATGCCAAGAGGAAGACGTACACAAGTTTCTTGGAGTGGATTGAACACTATGAAGAGACAAACACACAAAATGCACAAAAATATCGCGGTGGTACTGATAAATCTGGTTGGTTGCCTTATTTGTTTGAAAAGATTCCAACATTCAAAGAACAATACGAACAGGCTCAAGCAGACTTAGCTTATCATCAGGAGTTCAAAAGGCGTTATAATGGTGAGCTTGTAGCAGGCTGGACAGGCTTACAAGGTAAAGAGCTTGGTGCATTTATGTCTTACGTCAAGCAGGAGAAAACTGAGGAACGTCTTAAGAAAGATATTGTAACGCTCAATCCTGTGTTAGTGGAAAGGATGGTGAAATATTACTTTGAAAAGTGGAAAGAAACTACCGGAATTTAAATACGGCAAAAATCCTTGCCCTTTTCGTGGCTGTGGCTCTAGTGATGGATTCCATTGGTACGGAGAGGGGCAAGGAGGTTATTGCTACTCGTGTAACAAAAGTATTCTGTCAGATGCACGAAAGGCAGAGCTTGGTGTAGACGAAGAAGAAATTGAAGAGGAGGATGTAGTGACTCGTGATGCTATCACAAAAGAAGAAAATGAACGGCTCAAAAGCCACACAGGAATGGATGCAAAAGGGTGGAGAGGTTTAAAGAAAGAAACTAATACATTCTTCGGGGTTCGTTATCAGTATGATCAAGAAACCGGACAACCTGTAAAGCAATACGTTCCAACAACAATCAATGGAGAACTTGTAGGATATCGGACACGAGTGTTTCCTAAAGACTTCTCTCAACCAATTGGACAGGTTGGCAAAGAATGCGACATGGTTTTCCAATTCCGATTCAAAACCCACACTGGAACTTGCATCATCTCCGCTGGAGAAACTAAGGCAATGTCCACGTATCAAATGCTGTACGATAATCAATCAAGCCGTGGCAAGCTAGATTATGAAACAACAGCAGTGGTATGCTCCACTTTAGGGGAAGGTGCAGTACACAAACAAGTTCAAGCACAATACGAATTCTTCAATCAGTTTAAGAAGATTATTGTTTGTATGGACGAGGACGAAGCAGGGCAGAAGGCTATCGAGAACATCATCAAAGTGTTGCCTAAGGGTAAGGCTTGGGTGATGCGTATGCGTTACAAAGATGCAGATGTATATGTAGAGAAGGGGAAGCAACAAGAGTTTATTCAAGATTTCCTGAAAGCTAAGAAGTATGTCCCGCATGGCATTACAGCCTCAACGGACATTACAGACAAGATGAAGGAGTTTCTGAGTAAGCCACGCCTGACACTTCCACCTTATTTGCACAAGCTACAAAAGAAGCTTCGTGGTGGCCTTCCTGTCTGTATCTTCAATATTCTATCGGCCAGCGGAACCGGAAAATCGACTCACGTAGATGCAATGACCCTTCACTGGATCATGAATGCCGATAAGAAAGTTGGCATCATTCCTATGGAGACATGTGAGGGAGAGTATGGTGTAAATCTTCTTTCTGCATTCTCGGAAGTGAAGATGAATCTGTTTGAAACTGTAGATGAACGCTTGCAATTCATTGAGAATGAGGATATACTAGAGTTGCAGCAGCAATTGTTCTATGATGCTGACGGCAATCCACGCTTCTACATTCTAGACGCTGAAGCCGAAACCCTACAGGAACGTGTAGAATACCTCATTGTTAGTCTTGAGTGCAAAATCATCATCATTGACCCTATCCAAGATGTCTTTGACATGCTTGGGGAAGATGAGCAAGCTAAATTCATGGGTTGGATGAAGGGTTGGATGAAGAAGGGTATCACTTTCGTCAACGTCAACCATTCCCGTAAATCTGGACAGGGCCAGAAAGCCAATAGCAAGGGCGCAGAGCTTTCAGAAGAAGATATGATGGGTAGCTCCACCATCTTCAAATCAGGAGGCGTAAACCTCATCCTGATGCGAAATAAAGATGCTGAGACAGAGGAAGAAAGAAACACCACTACCATGAAGCTTTCCAAAGCTCGTGGGGTTGGTGACACAGGTTTCGTAGGGAAGTATTACTACGAAATGGAAAAACATAAGCTGTGGGATTTGGATGATTGGTATGAGAAGAACGCCCCATCTCATATTTAAATAAGGAGAACGAATGAACGGTTGGTGCATAGACGCGGAAGCAAATAATTTATATTTACAAGCTTCAAAAATTTGGTATATCCGCTTCAAAACTCTTGACGGTTCTCGTTCTCTGAAAGTTTACCCATTCCGAGAAACTAAAGAAGAAACTTACACAAAAGTAATGGAGTGGGTGAACAGTTTTGAAGATGGAGTTTTAGTAGTGTCTTTCAACGGACTAGGTTACGATCATTTTCTTCTGTGGAAATTATTGGGCTTGAAGCCACGAGTAGGGAAGAAAGGTAAGGATTGGATTGAAGATAAGCAAGTACAGTTTTATGACTGCTATGTTTGTTCTCAGTACCTCTCCCCTGACTCTCCTTTTCACTCTCTTGAATATTTATCTCGTGGCACTGAAAACGAGAAGATGGCTTATCGTGAGAAACTAATTGAGCTTGGTGTTATGAAAAAGGATGATCCGAAAGGATTTGAATTCTCTTTCTATCATCCTTTGATGGATCAGTATTGTGATGAAGACGTAGATGCGACTATTGGAGTGTTCAATCGCCAGTGGCAAAAGGCTGTAGAAATGTACGGAGTGGATAATTGGATTCATGCAAGTTTCCGTCAGATGCAGAAGGATTACTTTTTGTACTCTGCACAAGCGTACTCTGGTGCTCCATTTCATCAGGAACGGGCTAAGAAGCTTGTAAAGCACGTTGAACTTGAGATGGCTAAACTGAAGGCTGAAGTTGATCCTAAGCTTCCTTCACGGCCTTTAAAGACTGCGGAGCAAGCTTTCTACAAGATGCCAGCAAAACCATATTCTAAAAACGGAGAACAAAGTGCTGCGTTAAAGAAATGGCTTGAGAAACATAAAGCAACGTTGGATGCAGAAGGATTCATTCATGCCTACGGACTAAAACAGAAGTTAGTTGCAAATGATATTCTGGATATTAAGCTTCCGATGGAGATTGAAGATAATGCAGAATTGAAAGACTGGTTCATTACTGCCGGGTGGGTTGCTGCTGATGGTTTCTGGAACTTTAAGAAAGACCCTAATACGGGCAAACCAATGCGTGATCAAGCCACAGGTCAGCTTATCAAAACTACTCCAAAGATTCAGCATCAAGGACAAATTTGTCCTAACCTATTGAAGTTGGAAGGTGAGATTCCAAGTAAGGTAGTTAAGTTTCTCTCGTATCGTAATCGGCTTGGCGTGGTAACAGGATGGCTTAACAATTGGCGAATGGGGTTTGATGGTAGACTGAGCGCAGAAATTAGCGGGTATGCCCCTACCTCTCGTGTAAAACACCGTACTCTGGTTAATTGTCCAAAGGCATCTGATAACGTTCTACTTGGTGCGGAGATGCGAGATTTGTTCTATGCCCCTGAAGGGTATTGGTATATTGGTACAGACGCAGCAGCACTTGAAAATAGAACACTTTCACATCACACGTACAAGTATGACAATGGTGCTTTTGCAAAGATGCAGCTTGAGGGTGATCCGCACAGTTTTAATGCTTTTGCTTTCTTCCCAAGTTTATGTAAACAGTTTGATATTAATAATCCTGAGAACAAGGAAGATCATAAGTTCAAACCATGGCGAAACAAGGCAAAAACTGGTGCTTACCTACTAGCATTCGGTGGTGGTGCTCCGAAACTGGCAAGTAGTTTAGGTTTATCCAAGGCTGAAGGTAAACGTGCTTATGATAACTATTGGGAGAAAAACGTAGGACTAGGTAAGCTTAAAGAAGCAGCAGAGAAGTACTACACAACTACGGGTAAGAATAAGTATATTCCGGGTATCGACGGACGTATGATCTCTGTACGAGGCAAGAATGTTTTACTATCTTGCTTGGGGCAAGGTACAGGTGCGGTAGCTATGTCTTATGCAGCCTGCTTTATGGACGCTTGGTTAGGGGAAATGTACTTAGATGAATTTGGACGGCCCTACTACAAATACAAAGGACAAAAACTGATTCGGATATCCATGGTTCATGATGAGTATTCTTGGTTGGTTGAAGATGGAATTCAAGAGGATATTAGGTTGATGACTGAAAAAGCTATTGTAGAAGCTGGAAAATATTTGAAGCTTGCTCTCCCACTTGCAGCCGAAGGTAAGATGAGTTATCAAGGGTCTTGGAAAGATGTCCATTAATTTGACAATTACCATATGGCATAGTATTATTAAGTTTTTATAAGGAAGATTACTATGTCATTACCAAAACCAGTTAAAGTAGGAAGTGAATATAATGGAATTACAATTGCAAGAGAAATTGAATCACACACACAATCTAATGGGCGTAAACGTAGAAAAGTAGAAGTTATCTGTCATTGTGGAACTTTGTTTGATACCATGCTAGAGAATTTATACGCAGGTTACACAAAAAGTTGTGGATGTAATCATATAGAACATGGTATGAGCAAAACAAAATTTAAATTTGTTCACACCAACATGAAAGCACGGTGTGACAATCCGCAGCACCCTCAGTATAAAGATTATGGTGGTAGAGGGATTACTTATGATCCACGTTGGTCTTCATTCAAGAAATTCATTGAGGATATGTATGAAGGATATGAAGAGGGTTTAACACTTGATCGCAAAGATGTTGATGGCGACTATAGTAAAGATAATTGTCGTTGGGCTGGTATGAGTATTCAAGGCCATAACAAAAGAAAGAAAGAGGATTGTTTATTTGAGTATAAGGGTATTCGCTATAATTTGAATAAAACAAGATATGTTGCAGCAATCAAGAATCATTATATTTCTACGTTTGATAGAATAGAAGATGCTGCAAAAGCTTATGACAATGCCTCAGAAATACTTTTCAATGATCGTCCTAACCAAACACTTAATGACGACCCTGAAATATTTGAAATGGTTAGAAAGAAACTTATCTCGATTGAACTAACTAAGGAAACTAAATGAAAGTAAAAGAACTTATTGAACTACTGCAACAGTGTGATGAAGACCTAGAAGTGTATGCCTTCACCGATCATGGACAGTGGATGGAGCGAGTAATGTCACCGTCTGTTGTTTACTTTGACCCAAGAGAAGCTGATACATACTTTACCGATGAAGAAGAGGCACTTGAAAATGGATACAGACAAAAAGCAATTCTACTCTGACACAGACGACGACTATGTTTACACAGGGCATGGACGATACCCCTACCAGTACATCCCTCGTAAATTCTTAGATGAACAAAATGACGAATCCTCCGCATAATCACAATCTAACAACCTTCGATCAAGCTCTACAACAGTATGGTGTAGCTTGTTGGGCATACTACAATGCTGTGTCTAGTTACAAACTATCTCATGCTGTTGCAGAATACAGACAAGAGATGTTGACACAGCGTGAAAATCTGCTACAATACGTTATGGACAATTTCATCAGGAAACCACAATGAGTAAGATGTTACATTTTCAGGAGAACAAACAAGGCAAGGATTACGTTGCAGGGGATGTCCATGGTTGCTTCCGCAAGCTTGAGAAGGAACTGAAAGAGATTGGCTTTGATGAAGCCGTTGACAGGCTGTTTGTTGTAGGTGACTTGGTAGACCGTGGCCCGAACAGTGAAGAAGTTCTTTATTGGCTTGCAAAGCCTTGGTTTCACTCTGTACGAGGTAATCATGAACAAATGGCTATCGACTTCATCAAGTACCCTCGTGACCGATCTATTTACGCCTACAACGGTGGGCAATGGTTCCTTGATATTTGTGATGTAGACGAACGACAAGGACAACACATTGCAGAACAACTAGACAAGCTTCCTATTGCCATTGACATCACTGTAGGGGACAAAGTGTATGGCATCATCCATGCAGAAGTACCCGGTGGTGATTGGGCAAAGCTGGAAGCTGGCTTGAACAGTGACATTGGACATAGGTATGAGAATGTTGCAATGTGGGATAGGAGTCGATATAACAATAAAGACACCTCCTTTGTGCAGAATGTAGAACTTGTTTATGTTGGACATACGCCTGCAAAGGATCATCCAAAGGCTCTTGGCAATGTTATTTACACTGACTCTGGAGCTTGCTTTGCAGGGCCAATCACTATTTTGGAGATTTACTGATGGGATATCGAGCAATCACTGTGTTTGAATGTGACGATGGCTGTAGGTTTAGTACCGAAGAAGCCGCTATTGAATATGAAAAACGAGAAGTGTTTATTTCTGAACTGTCTCAAGCTATGTTGAATGATATTAATTGTGCTGTTGACTATAAATCTGATGCAATTGACCTTGCAGCGTGGTTTGTAGATAAATATAATTTTGAGAGGAAAGCACAAAATGTTTGAATTCTTCTTCTGGGCAGCAATGATTGTAGTGTTATACATTATAATTAACAGTGTACGTGGACAAACAAAGAATAGGAGTAAATATGACGTTGGCTAAACTAACCCTTGTAATGGCAGTGATTAATGTCGCTTTAAACATTCTCGCTGGCAATTTCCCTGCTGCTGGTGGATGGATAGTTGCATCAATTGGCTATATTCAACTTGTATATCGAGATAAATAATGCTCTTAGCCCGTAAAACAAATGTAACGATTGGGAATAGCTCTCTGAAGTGTATGGTGGTGTTTAATGTGTACGAAGGAACTATAGAGAGGCATAATATATACACATGGGACGAACCTCCTATATATCCCCAAATTGAAATTGTAGATGTATTTGAAGCAGAAACAGATTTAAAGGTGAGTATTGTAGATCATCTTCTAGATAGTGAAACGGAAGAGTTAGAAGATAAATTGTGGAATATTTTGGAGGATGAGAAATGTTTGGCATCTTGTATTTGATTAGTGTTGTGCTAAGTATATTTGGAACAATAATTGCACAAAAGATTATAGATGGTTCTCTCACTGCCGGTGGTTTGATGCTGTCAGTTATTGTGGGAATCATTCCTCTTCTGAATTTGTACATTTTGTGCCACGCTACCTTCGATGTGTTTGTAAGTCTTGTGAATGGTAATTTCAAATCGTTCAACAGGTTTTGTAACAAGAAACTCTGGTAGGAAATAACATGCTTACTCTTGATATTCCCTCTTTCTTTATTGGCTCTGGTGTAGCTGCACTCACTGTTCTCCTCTACATCATATTCACTCGTAAGCCTCCTAAAAGCTTCCCTGTGCAACGAACAGCAGGGAGTAGGGCAGAGGACAAGGATGTTGTAGAGAGGCGTGAGAAGAGGATTAAAGAGTATTGCACAAGTAATAGGGTGTTTCGTAAAGGGGAATATTACAACAGCCCTGAAGAGAGTCCTTTAAAGAAGCGATATGGAGGTGGTGAATGAGTATTTGGATTATTTTGTATGTGATTTGTATACCTATTGCAATGTTCCTGATGGCTTTGGATTTTAAATGTGATAAGCGGATTGGCAACGTGGATGTGGCGGATTTGATTATGTTCTTCCTCTTCTCTGCTATTGGAATAGGTATTGGTGTGGCTTTCTGTATTACGGCTGCAAGGTTCATTGGAGATTTTTTCAGGTGGATTGATAAGAAAGATTTTCTAAAGAAAGTGGTCTGGTGATTATGGGACATTACGCAAGTGAAATGCAGGATAATGTCGAGCATGAAAAAGAAAGACAAAGGGCGATTGTTATTGCTAGTGAGTTGCAATCCATGACTGAAGATTTGATTCACAAGATCAACTTCTACAAATACAGCTTACATTTACCTAATCGTTTCAAAGAGTCTTTAGAAGATTTGAACAACTATTTGAAAGTAAATTATGGTTGAGCCGGAAGTGTGGAATGAGAACGCTCTACGAGATTACATACAATCATACAAGAACTGCTACAGCAAGGGTGATGAATTCTTTAAAAGTTGGGCTTGGAAGGACATCAACAGTCTGATGGATCAAGTGCTTAGTGGCGAGATTGTTGTAAAAACCTCTTGACAGGTTGTTTGTTGTAGAGTATAATGTTGTTTCAATATCTCACTTGCCCCTCCAATGGATTTCTACTCCATTGACGTTAAACCGGAGGAAGGAAGTCACGGAGTTCGATTCTTCCAAGTGAGTCCAAATAAGGGCCGTTAGCTCAGGGGTAAGCAGCGGGGTGCTCATAACGCCAAGGTCATTCGTTCAAATCGAATACGGCCCACCAAACACAGAGGAATCAATGATAATTTTATACAAAGAAGTGGTAATAAACCAAAAAACCCACCTAGCTTTTGCACGAAAAGATGAAAAACCTCTTTTTGCATTCTTCCCTATTAAATCTGTAGAGTCTAAATACGATTTCCTTGCAGGATTGGTTGAAGGTATTTCTCTTGCGGGAAATTGTGTAGAAAATTTTGAGGAAGTGGAATAATGAGCAAGAACACAAAAGAAAATCTCTTCGGAATCCTAGCAATCCTCTTCCTCCTGTCTCTCGTCTTCGGAGCATTCTTCTACGGAGCTTTCACCCTGACAATGTTGTGGCATTGGTTTGTTGTGCCAACATTCCATGCTCCAGCGCTTGGTATTGCACAAGCCATTGGGTTGAGTTTGTTTGTGGGATATTTCAAAGGGAATCTGGTAAAGAAAGACACTAAGAAGGAGGGGCAAGACACATACGAACACATTGGACAGAAGATTGGTGAGATGTATATTCGTCTTACTGCTGTGCTGGCTATTGGATTTGTTGTGTCGATATTTGTTTAAATAATATTTATCGAATATCCAAGAGGAGAATCCAAGCGGACAATTTTAATTTTACAAAAGGAAATATATGACTACTGACAAGAAAAAGACGTTTGGTGTTGTTGAAGGCACTCTGGTGTATGCAAAGATTGCAGAACCTTCTACTAAGTATCAGAGCAAGGACACTGAATATACAATCTCTGTTATTGTTAATGAAGACACTGCTGATGCTTGGGATGAGGAATTCAAAAAACAACCTGCAAAGAAAGTCAAAGCAAGTGAGTTTGAAACAAAATACAAACTGCCTCTGCCTGACAGTCTGAAAGGTGAAAAGAACGTCTACGAAATTAAACTCAAGCGAGATGCTACGAAGGATGGTGAAGATTTCTATCCTGAGAATCGCCCTAAGGTGTTTGTTGATTATGATAACGGTGATCGTGTAGACATCACTGAGAGCCGCCTGATTGCTAATGGCTCTTATGGTAAAGTGAGCTATCGTATCAACAGTAATGACTTCGGCACTTTCGCAAAGCTGGCTAACGTTCTAATGGACGAAGAAGGCTTTAAAGAATATGTTTCCACTGGTGGCGCGGCTGGTAGTGAATTCGGCGATGTCAAAGAAGTGAAGAAAGAAGCTCCTCGCAAAGAAGCTACTCAAGCTCGTGCTGCGAAAGCTGCTAAAGAGCCTGAGCCGGATGCTTCGGATGATGATTCGGATTCGGCACCTTTTTGATGTAATTTAACACAGCCCCTGTTCAGAAATGGGCAGGGGTTTTTTGATTATGAAGAAACCAAACAATTCAGAATTAATAGGTCAAACATTTGGCAAGCTTGAAGTTTTAAGTAGGGAGATAAAAATTGGAGAACGCTAGCTTAGTAATTGATGGAGATTACATTAAATATATGATATCTTCTGCTGGAGAAAAACGATCTGTAAATGTTATACACACGCCGACAGGTAAAATTAAAAACTTTGATAACCGAACTGCTTTCTACGGGCATTGGAAGAAAAAAGAAGGTGGTTGGCTGGCAGAAACTAATTTATCTAGAATGCAGAGCGGTAAACACCCTTTTGACGTTTCTGAGTTTGAGTTTGTAGACAAACAAGAAGCAGAGCCTGTAGAATTTGTCCTATCTTCAGTAAAAAATCATATTAACAATATTGTAGAACATTTAGATGCAAAAGACTACCAAGTCTACATTGGTAAAGGGGACAGCTTTCGAGTAGACGCCTCTACAATAGTTCAATACAAAAGTTCCAGGTCAAAATCCCTTAAACCGATCCACTTGGAAGAAGTTGAAAAATATCTGATTACTTATCACGGTGCCAAAATCATTCGCGGTATTGAGTGCGATGACCGCTGTGTGATAGATTGTACAGAAGACCCCTCCAAAGTTTTAGTTGGTGTTGAGAAAGATTTCTTCGGCTGCAATATCAATTATTATATTCATGGTGAGATGAATGAGCCACAACACATCAGTGGCTTTGGTAAATTATATATCAATGACAAGAACGCTGTCAAAGGGAACGGATATATTTGGTGGTTGTTCCAAGTGTTGTACGGAGATGACAGTGACGAGTATTGGGCCAATTCAGCCTGCCCTGAAAACAAATGGGGCGAAAAATCAGCCTACAAACTCCTAGCTGATTGTAAGAACGAGAAAGAAGCTTGGGAAGCCGTTATCAAAGGATATAAGAAGCTCTACCCAGAGCCGAAGATGTTTACAGGCTGGCGTGGAGATACGTTTGAGATTGATTGGAGATATGTCCTGAATGAGAATTGTGTGATGTCTCGGATGATGACTAGTGAGGATTATAAATTTAATCTAGATGAAGAACTTGATAAATATGGAGTGAAACAATGAGCTACAAAACACTGAGAGAGTCTTTCCCAGAACACATGATTGAAACAGCCGTGGCAGTGCTCCGCTCCTGTGCTGAAGAGGATGATGAGCAGCACGATTATATTCCACAAGGGGAGACTATTCAAGATTTCATTCCTCACTCTTGGGCTGTGGCTGCTGTTTGTATTGCTATGAAAGAGTCTTATCGTCAAGGGTATGCTGACCGACACAACAAAGGTAATTAATGAGTAAGAAGGATAAAGCTCCTCTTACACGTTGCAATGGCACATTAACAGAATCTCAATACCTTGCATGGATTCGTTCAGTCTTGCGCTCTAAAAGCCTCCGTTGGGAACCTCGTAACACTGCCCTACAGCTTGCACGAACGCCTTACAGCGGCCCCAACAAGCGTCAGAAATGGCAATATCAATGTGCAATATGTAAGCAGCAATTTACTTTGAAAGAAGTGGTTGTTGACCATTACCCTGAAGAAGCTGGAAGTATTCTCTCTGTAGAGGACATCGGCCCTTTTGCTGAACGTCTTTATTGTGAAGTTGACAACTTACGTGTTCTCTGTGAGTGGGATCATAGGATTCACACTCTACAATCTTCCAAGAACATTTCCAGAGAGGAAGCTATCTTGCAGATTAAAGTGAATGACACAATGAAAGACAAGAAGAAAACTCTTGCTTTACTACAAGAAAACGGGTATAATAATGCAAGCAATGATGAGAAACGTAAACAAGCATTGAGAGAGATATTTCTAAAGGAGAAATGATGCAACCTGTATTTAGAGTTAAAGATGTAGGATGGTGGGATGTTTATGAATATCGGGGAGCTTACGTACTAGTACCACAAGGGGAGCCATATAAACATTCCAATCTATACTCTTGGTCAATTGACAACAACCCTAGGAATTGGATTAATACAGTGGTGCGACATCCAATTGCACCAAAGAGTGAGAAACAAATTCAACTAGAGCAAGCCATCCAATATCACAAACAAGTAATTGAGCACAACGAACGGATGATTGCTAAATACGAAGAGGAATTGAAGAATGAAGGTTGATTATCTTGAGGAATGCGGCTACACAGTGATGTCAGATGCAGGGTGCGAGTGTAACACATTTCCTTCTGTAGATGCTCTTGAAAACCATATCAAGCTCATGCTGATTGCTGTGCAACAATATAAGGAGAAACAGATTGGTTGAACTTAAAGAATGGCAATCTCAAGCAGTGGCACTTCTGGAAACTGGTACAATGTCTCGTAGAGCTATTGCGGAAACTCTAGGTGTAGCACGGAGCACTTGTCTAGATTTCTTGAGAGCGTATGATAATTTTAAGCAGGAAGTTGTGGAAGAAGATAAAGAAGAACACGACAACTCACGTATTCTTGTCATCAGTGACATCCACGCACCTTATCATCATGCCGACACGATCCCTTTCTTGAAGATGCTGAAGGACAAGTACAAACCTACACGTATTGTATCTGTTGGGGATGAGCAAGACCTTCATGCCAGTTCTTTTCATACACATGATCCTGACCTGCTTTCTCCGGGTGATGAACTAAAGGCTGCACGCAAGTTCATGAAGGAACTGGAAGAAGTGTTTCCAAAAATGGATATCATGAGTAGTAATCATGGAGACTTGTATTACAGGAAAGCAAAGCATCATGGTATTCCTCTGCATGTCATTCGGGATTATAATGAAGTGTTGGGCGTAGGTGACGGCTGGCGATGGCATTCCGACCTCACCGTTGATCTTCCTAATGGACAGAAGGTTTATTTCTGTCACGGTAAATCTGCCAATGGTTTGAAGCTGTCGCAGTCAATGGGTATGAACTGTGTACAGGGGCATTACCATAATTCTTTCAATGTGCAATATTGGAGTAGTCCTTTGGAACTTCATTGGAGTATGCAAGTGGGGTGCTTAATTGATGATAAGAGTTTGTCTATGGCGTATAATAAACTCACAGTCCATCGTCCGATTATTGGATGTGGGTTGATTATTGATGGTAAACCTGTGTTGGAGGCAATGGAACTGTGATAGATCAAGTGGAGATTACAGACTAATGAAAATCAATGGCTTCGTAGAACTTGACAGTAAATGGGTTGAGGAAGAAACTGATAAATACCTTGCTCGTATTAAACAGTGGCGTATTCAGGATAGGCAAGCTGCGTTAGAAAAGTTCAAAAAGAAATATAATGAACGTACTAGTTTCTTTAGTAAGAAAAAGCCAGAGCTTGTAGATGACAATGTTGCAGAAGAAATAATGGACAAAGAGGGTGCTAAAGGTAATATGTTCTACATCCCACTAAGTCATTGGGTTGCGCACAGTTATTCAGATATTTATTCTGAAATGAATGAACTGAATTCAGCTTGCAAACTTACTGATAAAATTCTTGTCAACACTAACTTGGCAGGAATCCTACAACGATGGAAAGGGAAAGAATGAATCAAAAACAATTAGGCAAAGCTTACACAGCAATTCGAAAATTTAACGATATTGCAGGACAACTAGAAAACGTAACAAAAGACTCAATTGCACTTCAGCTTGATCTTATTCAGGAAGAATATCTCGAAACTGTAGATGAATATGACCTAGAGAATCCTGTAGGTATTCTTGATGGTGCAATCGATATGTTTGTTGTTGTCAGTGGATTGCTGCTGAAACTAGATGCTTCTGGATATGATGTAGCCACAGCGATGAAACGTATCACTGATAATAATCTTTCTAAATACCCTAGTGCTGTCAATCCAACAATCCCCGTTCCTGTTGAATGGAATAGTGAGTGGACACTAACACACAATAAGGAACATGAAGTTCTTGTGTGGCGAGATGAGAACGGGAAGATTAGGAAGCCTCATGGATTTGTTTCTGTAGAAATTAATGATTGTGCTCCTAGGGAGTTCTTTAAATGAACTTTTCGCAGTACACAACTGAAGAACTTTTAGTAATTCTAAATCATTGGGAACAGGAAGCTACTTCTTTGGAAGAGAAGTTAAGAGATTGTGAAAAGACTTGCGAAGAAGTTTACAATGAAATTGACAGACGTAGGGGTGAAATGGTATAATGGATGCTTTCTTCAAATGAACAAAGGGTGGAAATGACAAAAGAAAAGTATCTTGAAATTGAAATTAATAAAGAAGACCCTGCTTATATCACTGAGTTTTCCCGAACACTGTTAGACGGATTCTACAAGCGTGATGATGAAACAATCTCTGAAGCACTGGCACGACCTGCTGTTGCTTATTGCTACGGAGACTATGAACTAGCACAACGTATTTATGATTATGTACACAATGGATGGTTCATGTATGCTAGTCCTGTTCTCAGTAATGCGCAAAAAGGTGAATGGAAGAATTGGTCAAAAGGTATTGAATGGAACAAACTACACACATTCTTCCCTACAGAGAAATATAACGGTCAACCTATCTCTTGCTTCGCCTTTGATGTTCCAGACACAACTAAAGGTCAAGTGGAAGTGATGCAAGAGCTTGCTGATTTGTCTCTTGCTGGAGGTGGTACAGGTGCTCATATGAGTATTCGTGCTGTAGGGGGTAAAGCCCCCGGCCCGATTCCTTATATGAAAGTGATGGACAGTGCAATTGGATATTATCGTCAAGGTAAGACACGAAAAGGTGCAATCGCTGCTTATCAACGTGTAGATCATCCAGATATTATTGAGCATATTCGTTTCCGTAAGCCCGGTGGTGACAGTAAGCGTAGGAGTGATAATCGGCAACAGTTTCACAATGCTGTAAATCTGACAGACAAGTTTATTGAAGCTGTTTTGAAAGATACATGGTATGATTTGAAATGCCCTCACACTGGCGAAATTAGGGAGACACTGGCAGCACGTAAAGTGTGGGAAGAGATTCTTGAAACTCGTGCTCTGACAGGTGAGCCATATTTGATGAAGATTGACTTGGCTAATCGTCTGATGCCACAATCCCAAAAGGATTTAGGATTAGAGATTAAAGGTAGTAATCTGTGTTCTGAAATTACTCTGCCCACAAATGAAGAACGTACCTTCGTCTGCTGCCTGTCTAGTTTGAATATTGAGAAATATGAAGAGTGGAAAGATACGAGGATTGTTGAAGATTTGATTCGTTTCTTGGACAATGTTCTTCAGAGCTTTATTGACACAGCACCAGATAATCTCAGGAAAGCTAAATATTCTGCTGAACGAGAGCGTGCTATTGGGCTTGGCACTCTAGGTTGGCATGGTTATTTGCAGAGTAAAGGTATTCCGTTTGAGGGTGGTGGATTCAACAGTGCTATTCAACATACACATCAGATTTATGGTATGATTGCAAAGCGCGCTGAAGCCTCTAGCAGAGAACTAGCAATTGAACGTGGTGAGCCAGAAGATATGAAAGGTACAGGACTTCGTAATAGCCGTGTAACAGCTATTGCACCAAATGCAAACAGTGCTGACCTGCTAGACACTTCTCCTTGCATTGAGCCATACTTCCGTAATGTGTTCCTGAAGTCTACTCGTGCTGGTAACTTCCGTGTAAAGAATCGTCATCTACAAAGGGTGCTACAGAGCTACGGACAAGATGATGATGCAACGTGGGATTACATTCTCTCTAAAGATGGTAGTGTTGCTGATTTGACTTTCCTGTCTGAGCATGAACGTAAAGTGTTTGCTACAGCAATGGAATTAGATATGCATTGGGTAATCGAACAAGCTGATGCTCGTGCAAGTGCTCTTGGTGCAGGATTCCAAAGTCAAAGTTTGAATGTGTATTTCCCATTTGGTAGCAGTAGGCAATATGTTAATTCTGTCCACTTGAAATTCCTGAAGAGTGAGAACGTGACGACAATGTATTATTATAGAGGGGAGCGAGAGGGCGTGTCCGATAATGCCAAAGCTATTGAACGTCGTGCATTAGTTGATTGGTCTGGTGAAGATGTTTGTGTTTCGTGTCAAGGATAAACAATGAGTAAAATTACAGAAACTACCGAAATCTTCGTACCACGTTATCATAAACTGCAAGAGATTTACGCCAAGCATGAACGTGCGCACTGGTATCCTGAAGAAGCTGATATGTCTGTAGACGTTGTGCAGTGGAAGGATGGCACAATTTCAGAAGGAGAGAAGGCTTACACAAAGATGATTCTCCGCCTATTCACACAAGCTGATACAGATGTTTGTGCAGGATATGTTGAGAAACTTCTCCCTGTATTCAAGAACGCTGACGCTAGGATTATGCTGCTGTCGTTTGCCTGTCGTGAAACAACACACATGCTTGGATACAAACGTCTGAATGACACTCTCGGGTATGACAGTGAAGAATTTATGTCTGAATTCTTACAGTATAAAGAGATGAAGGATAAGCATGATTTTATGGTTGAAGCTACAGACCTTCGCTCTAATAAAGGGAAGGCTGAATACCTAGCCAAACAAATTCTGATGGAAGGTGTTAATCTGTTTGCATCCTTCGCTATGCTGCTTGACTACTCTCGTGTGAATAAACTTCCGGGGATGGTGAGTGTCAATCAATGGAGCATTATTGAAGAATCTTATCATGTAGAAGGTTTGTCTGAACTGTTTAAAATTTTTGTTGAAGAGAATCCTTCAGTTGTTACAGAAGAACTTAAGCGCAACATTTATGAAACAGCACGGGAGGTTGTGAAGTTGGAAGATGATTTCATTGATTTGTGTTACTCTGTACATCAACCAAAACTGCTTGACAAACAAGATTTAAAAGACTATATTCGTCTTGTGTGTGATTACCGTATGCAACAAATGGGCTTCAAGGCACAATTCGGCATTCAGAAAAATCCTCTTCCGTTTGTTGAGGAAATAACAGGGGATGGTATTCTTGGTAACTTCTTTGAGACTACCATTACAGCTTACAGTAAAGATTCTCTACAAGGTGAATGGGTTTACTAAGGAGACAGTAGTATGGACAATAAAGTTAAAGTACCAATCAACGAGAAACTAGCAGCAAAGCTTGTAGAAGAGAATGAAGGCAATCTCACAGGATTTATGACAGAGATTCGCACAGTGTTTAAAACTCCAGATGGAGAACCTATTTTTGAGTTACACAAGCAAGTAAAAAACGAACAAGAGTATATAAGTTATTTTGCATACTTTACTAAATACGGACAGGAGAATTGATGAAAGTAGTGAGCACTCATGATTTGAAACTTATTCCCGAGCTTGCTCACTTCTCTTTGTTTGACTTGATAAACCCTGACAACGATGCTGTTGTAAATGAATTTCTTTGGACAATGGGCCTTGACATTGACAGGCCGTTAGAGTACGATGTGTCCTATCACAGAACACTAACAAAGAAGTCTGTAGTAGGGTTTGTCATAATTGGGGAAGTAAGGACTGACAGACAATTTAGATTGTCCCCTTGGTGTACAGCAGAAGACAGGATGATTGCTGCTGGCAAGAAAGATGTCTCTCTAGCAAGGGAGCTTGCAGCGATGATGAATATTCAAAACGGTTATGGAAGTGAACAATCATTGGAAGATGAAGAGGTGGGAGAATTGTTTCAAGATCAGTCAGAGATTGAACGTATTGAAGACGAACTAACAGCGATGAAAGTTGTCCTAGACAATATTCGCGGCAACCAATACAAACGAAACGGAACAAGAAAACTTGCACATGAATATCATGAACAAGAACCTTATCAACGTGAACGGCGTAAAAAGAAGAACCGAACTACTTTGAAACATCGTTTCATCGAAGATTGAGAAAAAGCTTGACAGGTAACATGAACATCTCTACAATGGAGTCTGTCAACAAACAAACAGGAGAGAATGTATGAATCAATTTGAACAAGCAGCACAACGAGCTATCAACATCTTTCGTGTGAGCCACGATAAAGAAAAAGCAGCACGTTTCATTTCAGCAGAATTTGACCTTGTTGCCTATGTCAGCCGTGGCAAGGTTTGGGCATCTGGTAATAATGAACAAGGTAAATATGAGTCTCGTGTAATTTTTAACTGAGGAGAAGTTATGTATAACAAAGAACAACTAGTAGAAGCAATGACGAAATACTATCAAGAATTTCTCGACAATCCGCAGGATTACGAAGAAGATTTCTCTAATCTGATTCCTGAGGTAGATGCTGTACGTGTTGTAGATATTCTGGTAAATTATATGGAGAGCAAATGAACGAAACTAATCTGATTGAATATAGCCGTGAAGTGATGCCGCTGGTGCGTGCGCTGCAAAAGAAGAAAGAACTTATCAAAGATTGTAAAGACTCCGATGAAAATGTGACAACGTTGCAGGAAAACGTCAAATGCTTGCAGAAAAAACTTGACGAAATTCTTGCTGACAACGATGATTACAACCAACTTGTAAGTGAGATGAAAGAAGTCAGTGTGGAACTGAAGCAGGCTATCAAATCAGCTTCAAGAGCCTCTGGATTCAAAGCCCAAGAGTTAAAAGAATACTTCTTCGCTCGTGCAAAGCAAGAAGCTGTAGAGAAGACTGTCAAGAAGGCTGAACGCTTCCAAGCGTTTGAAAAACTAATTGATCAAAATGCGTAACTAACTAAGAAGGAATAAAATCGTGTCTATCTTCACCGTCGCAAAAACTCTCATTACTCTGCTGCCTGTCATCACCGATGTTCTGGTTTCTGTTGAAGAAATGAACAAAGAGGGCGGCAACGGCTCCTATAAAAAGGAACTGGCTTTGTCCCTGATTAAAACGATTTATAACGCTTCTGAACCTGCCGTATCTTACGATACCTTGTATAATAACATCTCTGCCACTGTTGACGCTGTAGTATCTTTCCTAAACTCCACTGGCAAGTTTGTCAAGGCTTTGAAGCAAGCTGCATAAAAAGAAAGCTTACCACATTTCTGTAGTAAGCCTAAAAAGTACAACACACATTATACTTGAAGTATCAAAGTAGCACATGGGGGAGGTTTCCGCAAGGGAGCTTCCTCCTTTTAATTTCTGCAAGAGTATGTTAAAATAATCTTTCCGTCACGGAAGGCTTCTTCAGCCCATTGTGTTGAAAGGATTATTCTGCCCCTCTGGAACAGGTTTCCCATCGATCCCTTGTCGTTCAGCCCATTCTCTAGCTCGCCTAACAGTCTCGTCGTCAAATCGACTGGTACTTGTGGCTTGATGCTCAGATTGCACTGTCGTACTTGCTTCAACGCCTCCTGCTGGCGTAGGATTGCTTGGCATAGCCTGTTGGGCTTCTCCCACGGCTCCCGGTTGCATTCCTCCAATACCGGCATGTTTCGACGTAATGAAGGTGAGGCAAGAGTTGATGAGCATGTAAAGGCTACCAGCAATATAATAAATAGTAGTTTCATCAAGCCCAACCTCGATACCGAAGGATTTGAGAAGATTAAGTACAACCACAATACCACCCACAACAGCAGGTAAGACTGTTGATTGTGCTTGCTTCCAGAATAGTTTGTTTCCAACTTCTTTCCCGAATTGAAAGAGTTGAAAGAACAACTTAAGTTTGGCGAACATTATTTCACTCCGTATTCTTTCCGCAAAGCACCCATGTCAAGGTCTTTTTCTTGGAAATGTACATACTCTTTAAAGGATTTCCAAGAACCGGCCCAATCTAATCCACACTTCTCTCCAATTTCTCCACATTGCTTATAAAGGTCAAGGTCATCCCACACAGCCTTGCCATTTACCACGATGCAGATGTCAAACGCTCTACGGAAGTTGTGCGCAGAATATCCAGCTTTTGCATTGGTGACAATCCTGCCCGGAGTTGTTCTACCTTGTGCGTACAAGGCATTTTGTGATTCAAGGTCACGATATGTGGATGTCACAATAACATCAATTCCAGCATCCTTGCACATGGCAATAAACTTCTGGCAGCGATGTTGCATGTCACCTGTTAGGTCGTTGACGTTTCTACTGTTAATCATTATTTGTTCCTTTACTGTTTACTTCTAACTTCATCTAGCTTATCCTCAATACGATTAAGACGTTGATCCATCTTTGTTTCGTAATCTCGGAACATTTCTTTAATATCCCCAAGTGTGTCTTTTAAAGCTGTGTGGCTAACGTACACTTGAGCTACTATTGTTTTGAATTCTGCGAGGTCATTAGTTGCCTTCTCTGCTTTTGATTTTACATCTTGAAAGAGGAACCACAACACTGCTGCAAACGCGCCTAAAACAGCTTGTGCAATCCACAATAAAACACTAGCTTCCATATTAATCCTTCACGTAATTCAAAGTGTTTCCTTGAGAGAGTGCAGCTTGTATCACAGCGCTAGGTGTAGCTGTATCTCCTAAAAATACTCCAGAGATGTTTCTACAGGCTATGACGAATTCACTACATTGCCATTCGTGGTTAGCACCAATCCTTAGTGTTTTGAGAAAGCCTTTGATTGCTTCTAGTTTAGAATATCCTCCTACACCTACTTCTGACAATGCATATTCTAATTCCTGAGAAGACATTGGTTTCTTCATCGGGACGTGATAGAACCCATCTTTAGCATATTGAGACAGAGGTACAATGCGAATGAAAGGTGTGACAGCCTCTATTACAAATAATCTACCACTAACTTTCCAAATAAGTCCAACGTGGCTGTACTCACTCTCGGTGAAAAGCCTTACGGCTTGAATCTGTAAGTCTCTCCAAGAAGCCCATTCATAATGAGAGAGCGCAATTATGTCACCACTTTTAACATTCTTTCTGTATTCTGCGTATTTCATAATGTAGCAGCCTGTATAAATAGGTTGTCAAGGTCTTCCTCTGTCAATCCTAACAATGGCCCTAGGGCTTGCACAAGAGGGCGATTACGCTCTACAGAGGAGGAATAATCCCACTCTATTTGTGCTTGTTCTTTCGTAGGACTAGGTAGTGAGTTAATTGCTGGCCCTACAGCATCCAGTTTCCCATTTGCAAATAGTGCTAGACGTGCCTGTCTCATTGTCACTAAGGCTGGAACGACAGGAGGAACAGGGGCAGGAGGTGTGAAGCTTGTTCCGTCCCACGTTGATCCGAGAACGGAATCTAGAGGGTCTACGAATTCAACTCCGTCAAAACCTCCTACAAGTGCATAGTTAATTACTACGTTATTTTCTAGTTGTGCTGCACGCATATTGTTTTCCTTTTATCCAAATTTTAGTGAATATTTACCACCAATAAATACGGGCAACGCCATTACCACCGGCACCAGAGAGAGCACCAGTAAGACCAGCACCACCACCGCCACCGGGAAATCCTCCATCACCACCATTACCTATAGAACCGCTACTAGAACCACCACCACCACCACTGCCACAGAGGTTAGAATTAGCGGGTACTGACTGTCCCGGAGAGCCATTACCAGTACCACTATTCGGGCCTCCAGTACCACCCCCGCCAGTACCCCAAAGTCCGTGAGCACCACCAGCACCACCAACATTGCTGGAACCCATGCCGCCTCCACCCCCTGCCCCGTAGAAAGAACCACCACCAGCACCACCGGCACCACCGGAACCGGCTTGCCCACCAGCACCACCACCGTATTCCGCCGTTCCGCCACTTGCGCCCGACGCAGACGACGCAGCCGCACCACCATTTGTTGAGGAACTACTGGTGTTAGAAGGAGCACCACCAACACTAGAATTACTTCCCGGCCCTAACGTCCCGCCACCACCACCGGGAGTTCCTGAGTTAACACCCCCACCACCACCATAAGCAGACATCAAAGACCCGAATGACGTTGTTCCACCAACGTTGCCATTGGCCCCCGCCGTCACTGCTGCACCACCCGCAGCGACAGTCACACTAACAACTCCAGTCACAAAGTTTGCTGGAATTATCCTAATATTTCTAGCACCACCTCCCCCTCCATTTGACGTTCCACTACTACCCCCACTACCACCACCCCCAACCAAATCAATGACGTAGAAACTTGCATCTGGCTTAGGATAAAATTTACCAGATGTTGTAAAAATTTGAGACTTAGCTTGAGGGGGAAGTGCAAAACTGTTTGGAAAAGTCATGATTAGTAATCTCCACCATTAGCATACACATTTACATCTGTTTGAACTGTCTGAGAGATGTAAAGTTGATAAGTAGGGGGGAGTATTAAATCACTGTAAGTTTTTCTCACAGAGAATGAATCTACTGTGGTGCTTGCTGTCACTGCTGTTACGTCAATCTCGTCATAGAGGAAAGAAGTAGTGCCGTTATAAATCCAAATACTGGTAATACTGGCTACAGATGTGGCTTTAGATTTAACTGTAATGCTGTCTACTCGTTTACCGTTTGTTGATGTAGGAGTAAGCTGCACCAAACCTGTTGTACCTGTAATATTGGCACGAGAAGTAATTGCTGTAGCCGAAGTAAGGGTAGCAATACCGATCACAGGGGATGCGGGAAAGATTGGTTGAATATTTGCTGCCATAGTTTAAAAACCTCCGAAATTATTATTTGCGTAAAGAGTGCCAACTGGTGATCCCCCGATGGGGAGCCAATTCACAGGATCATTGGATGGGTCTGTAGTAGAACTGCTTGATGGTGTTTTCTTTCTAAATGCAAGAGAGTTGGCAGGACTAATCACTGTCACACCCTGCGCGTAGGTGTTCCCGCTTACCCAAAGGGTCACTCCTGCACTGGACAAAGCAGCTTCAGCAGCATTGGCCGCGATTAATGCCTGTGCCGTAGCTGTGTTCGCATCTACATCAGCAGACACGGCATTAGCACTCACTTCAGATGCTACTGTGTTAATTTCTGTACCAAATGTAGGAAGCGCGCCTAGAAAACTGTCCGCTGTAGAAGTGAATGTTGAGCTATCCATACTCCTATTTGGAGGAGTTGGTAGCGGAGTTACTTGTGCAACCATATTATGTGAGTCCTTCTAATGTAATTGAAACTACAGAACAATCGTAATAAGAAATATCAATACTAAAATCTTTATAGAATCCGTAAACAAGTGTTGAACCGAATCTAGAACTTCCAATATATAATGTTGGTATAGCCCTTCTTTCAGACAACAAATTGTAAACATAGTCTAAATCTGTGTTATTGATGAAAATATTAAAATCTGTTCTTCTGTTAAAAGCTCTCTGGACAATGTTAAAATTACCAAAGTCATCAGTGCTCTTAATCGAATAATCTTGAATACCTAGTTTAGCGCCATGCTCTACGCCCAACCCTTCACTAGAAATGTCGGTAGTTTGCCCAAATATACAACCGCCGCAACCTGCTGTACCTCCTGTATTACTTACAATCACTTCAATTTGGACATTGGAATATTTAGGTAAATCATAAAATACAATATCTGTCTTCCGTCTGATTGGGGTAAAGAAATAAGTGTACCAATCAGTAATACCAGAACTGGATGTTAGTGTTTGTGTTTGGTCATACAATATCCCATCTACAGGATGTGTTACCTTTACTCTAACCGATTGAGCACTTAAATTAAGAAATGCAACAGTATCTACAATAGACGAAAAAGTAACTACAGCATCAATTGTATTAGAGTTTGTTGTCTGACTTTGAACGCTTTGATCGAACATCTTCCAACGATTTGTACTTCCTGTATTAATCCAATTTGTCCCGTCATCTGTAGAAGGATTTTTGTTATAATTCAAAGAAGCTTTAGCTGTATGCGTGCCAGATTGAGTGCCAGTTGTATTGATCGCTGCACCACCAGGAGTTGCAGAAAGGTTGAAAGTATTTGCTGTAGGAGCAAGAATGTAGTATACTGTTCCTGCTACAATACCTGTAGGCAGAGCACCCGTAGTGGATGCTTGCCAAGGTGTGTTTGCCACTTGTCCATGTCCTGTCATTGTTACAACAGCCGGGGAGGCAATAGTTATGGTTACTGTACTTGTCACTCCAAGTTTAGATTGGAATGTACGATGGCTATTTGTTGCGTCATACTGTACAATATCCCCAAGAACATATACTGTGCTAGCACTCCACGCTGTTGCACTGGTAGCACTCACGTTACTTGAGACTAATGCACTGTCCACAACAGTTTGAGGACTTACTATTTTAATTTTATATCTCCTTGAAAGAAGGGGGCAAAAGCCCCCATTCCATTACACTTCTCGTGTGGCAGGTAATCCGTCTTGATCCCAACGACGATCAATCTGTAACATCTCTCTCAGATATCCAACTACTGCAATATCTCCAGAAACAATTGCTTGCTTCAAGTCTTCAATGGAAGCTTTCAGAGAGTTAATATCTTGAGAAGAACCACTACTTGCACTATCTGCTTGGCGAGAGAGGTTTGCATTGTCGGCAGCGGTCATAACTCGCTCGCCTTTGTGAAGCTCTGCAATATAACCGTCGAACGGAACATAACCTAAACCGGATGCATGGCTACCATCTACGTATGCTCCATTGCGCATGAAGTCCCAGACAGTGTTTTCCCAGAAGAACGGATTAGACTCAGAACCACCTGTACCAGAGCCAATAGGGTTGACGTACATACTACCAAGACCACCACCGCCATTGCTAGGAATACTACCACTACTACCTGTTCCACTATAAGTAGGGCTAGGATTACCACCTACACTACCTCCCGCACCTACCGCAGCATTAACAGCAGCATTGAAATTAGCAATAGCAGATGTAACAGAAAGAACAGCAGTTTGAATTCCATTTAATGCATCAATTTGTAATTGAGCCGCATCAATAACCTTATCCAACTTGGCTATTTCGTCATTGTGATGACTTTCAGCAGCAGATAATTGAGCATCTGTAGAATTTTGAATTGCTGTAATTGTATCATTCAAACGTTCAACTGTCAATTCTGCAAAACTCTTGCTAATAGTGGTTTCATTAACTAAGCCAGAAATTAAATTGGCTGTCTTAGCTTGATCCAAAGCATACTCTTCAAATGTTGCGAAGAACTGTTTAGAGTCCCCAGAAACATTTCCAAGGGCATCATTTAATCCAGAGGCTTTAGATAAGTCTGTTCCACGAATAGATGCTAAATAAGTTTGAGCAGAAACACGGCGAGCTTTATCTAGCGCCACAGATTCAACTTTTGTGCTAACCAAAGCATTCTGCAAGCTACTTAAAATACCTGACAACGTACTGACAGTTTGTTTAGCAGTATCTAATTCAGTTTGAGCAGCATTTTTACGTGCCTCTCCTACCGCCTTAATAAATGCCACTTCTTGATTGTATCTGTCATTCTCCACAGACTTCTGTGCATCGACAGATTTTTTCAGTCTATTGAAAGAGGCATCTACAGCTTTCATGGCAGCTTCAAAAGCAGCTTTTTGTGCCTCTTCAGCAGCTTCAGCAGCGTCTTTAGCAGCCTGTGCAGCAGAATCAGCAGCATCAGCCACTTGTGCAAATGCAGGAGCTAAGTCTAGTAAATCATTGAACAGTTTTGCACCAGCTTCAGAAGTAAGGTCAAGTCCGTTGACAATATTTTTGAATTGCTCTTTAGTTGTTACACCAGCTAATCCGAGAGATGTCAATGCTTCATTAACTGCTTTCTTCACAGGAGCTATTTTCTCAGCATCCGTTAAGAAATCAGAAGCATAAGCTGTAACTTTAGAGCCAAGTTTATCAATACCACCAGCTAAATCAATCAGACGTTCACGAGCTTTATCCGATGCCAGCCCTACACTACCAAATGCTTGCTCTCCAGTTTTACCCAGAATCTCAACAATTTGATTTGTGATTTTGAAAGTTGCGGACAATCTTTCCAAAGTTTGAGAAGCAGTTTCACCCTGTCTTGCAAAGTCAGATATGTTAGGAATCAGCTTTGTAACAAACTCATCACCTAAATCTGTGAAGAATTTTGTTACAGCTTCTTGATTCTTTTGTGCATCAGTTCCAAATGCAATATCAAATTGTTTTGTGAAGCCATCTAATGCAGAAGTACCAACACCAACATCTTTAGCAAAATATCCTACTGTAGATTTCAGTTGGTTAAAGCTACTGGTTAATGTATTTTGAATATCTGAAGTAATAGCAGATGTCTCTGTTCCCTTTTTATCGCTCCTGAACAAACCACCCTTTTGAATCCAATTAGCATAGTTTTCACCAGTTGCTGCATCACCACTTAAAGTTCCGCGAATACCTTGCGACTGAATCTCTTTAGCTTTGTGTCCAAACAAACGATTAACAGAACCACCAATCAATCCACCAATTAAAGCCCCTAGTGGCCCACCAACAACAGCACCAACAATAGTACTAATGTTTACAGCACTATTCCCAGAGCTACCTAATGCAGAATAACCACCAGAGATTGCACGCCCACCATAAATTCCACCGGCAATCCCTGCTACAGCACTACCAGCAGTACCAATACCATTAGCAAGAGAAGTATTTGCAATACCAGAAGTTGCCTCTCCTGTGTAGAAGCCAGAGTTAGGGCCAAGAAGGTTTAGTCCACTCTGAGCTACATTAGAAATTGAAGAGGCTAGCCCATCAAAACCACCGCTAATAGCTTTGTAAATATTGTTAGCAGCAGATGCCAAACTAATTGCACTTGAACCAGAAGAACTTCCAGCCATCTTACCAGCCGTTTCAGACAAGCTTGAGAAACCAAGCGTACCGGCTGTACTTGCAACAAGATTAAGAAGGATAGGTTTTGCAAACTCTTTTTTAATATAATCAAAGATTGTCTTTTTAAACATGTCTTTGATAGAGTTAGTTAAGGATTTCCAAATGCTTAATCCTTGATCGCGGGAACGTTCAAAACCTTCGATAGTTGCATCAACAATTTGATTAGCTGTTTTCTTCCAGTCTTCTAACTCGATGTTGTGAGTTTTGAGAATGGTTGTCCTGTCAATCTGTGCAATAGCATTGACAGAAGATATCTTTGCTTTCTCATAAGCATCAATAGCCTTCTCGTCCCCTGTACCAGCAGCAGACTCAGCCTGTGCTAAATTGGAGGCAATAATCCTCTTAGCAGAATTTGCTTTAATTTCTACTTTCTTTTTCTCAGTATCAGCGAAAATCAGCAAGCTATCTGCCTGTGCTTTTTCTTCATCTTCCGCAGACTGTTGACCAATCTTAGTGATATTGACCAAAGCCTTTGCAGCAGTTTCGTATGCAGCACTAGCAATATATGCAGCTTGAGCACCTTTAGTAATTGCATCTGTAAATTCTTCTTGTGCAACTTTTCCTTTGGCTAAATCAAGTGCTGTGAATTTTGCTTTACTACCATATTCAGACATTGCTTCAGCTTGAGCCATCAGAGCATCAGCACGGCCACCCGCAGACTTAGTTTCAGACTCAAGCTTAATTCTGTATTCGATAGCTTTGTTTATGAGTTCAGCAGCCGCAGCTTGTTCTACGAAAGCATCACGTTGCTCTACAGTTAGCTTGATAAAGTCCGCAGCTTTGTTTGCTTGACGCTCTAAGTTGCCCTTGCGGTCTGTATCACCTTTTGCAAAAGCTTCTTGTGCTGCTTTTTCTCCTGCAATGATACCTTGTGTTTTAAAACCAAGCTCTGTAAAGATTTTTGCACGTTCTTCATAATCCTTCTTCTCATCAGCATTCTTTGCAAGGATAAGTTCTTGTGCTGCAATTTTATCAGAAGCATACTTACCTTCTTCCTGATTAACTTTGATACGAGCTTGTTGTGTATCAGCAGCAATCTTCTCACCAGCTAGATAAGACTTAATTAAAGCATCCCCACGAGCTTGATAACCAGCGGCTAACAGTTTTAGCTGTCGTTGTTCTTCTTCAAGGAAAGTTAATTGCTTCTGTGCTGCTTTATCAGCTTCAGGATTGAATGTTTGACTACCAGCACGCTCCCTTGCTTCCAACTCCGCGCCAAGAGTTTGAGCACGAATCATGGACTGCTGAAAGGCCGAACCTTTCCGAATTCTTTCCATGTCTTCTAGAGCTTTTCTATCTGCTTCTGCCGCATCTGTTTTAGCAGCGTTTAAAAGCTTCTGTGCTATTGTGACTTGTTTAAGAGCTTTCTCAAGTGCTACCGCGTTCTTCAGGTCTTCTCCCTCCCTACCTGTACCGGAACTGGAGCTTAGTCTTGAGACATCTCTTTGTGCATCATTTAAGGCTTTCTGGGCCGCATCAACAGAAGAGTTGTTGATATCTTTTTGCTTTTCAAGTGCAAGTCTCTTGTTAGCCTCAGTTTGAGCATCTGTTAAAGTAATACCTTTACTGATTTGCTCATTCACTAGTTCAATACGAGTAGCTTCCTCAGACAAAGATTTTAAAAAGTCTGTGTTGTAGTCAACAGCAGCTTGACGTTTCGATTCTGCTAATTTTGTAGTATTATCGGTAGCGTCTTTGGCGTGCAACGAGTATAATGCGAAAACAGCAGTTGCAGCAGCTAATGCTGCCCCAATTCCGGGGATAACTCTTGTCAGAGCCAACATACTTGTAGTAGTAGTGGCTGTTGCAACCCCCATAGCACTCATGCCAACAGCAGCAGTTTGAGTAGCGCCACCTAATGTAAGTACGGCCATACCAACCGCTTCAATTGCAGGAATCATGGTTGTGAATAACGCACCACCAGCGACAATGGCTTTGTAAGTTAAAAACAACTCAACTAACATTGTCAACGGGCCAATGTTTTCTGCAATCGCTTTTGCAACAGAGACAAACCCTCGTGCCACATTTTCAACAGCCGTTTTAAATTCTTGAGATGCAAATCCATCCCTTAATATACGAGAAACACGTTGTACATCCGGCTCAATAACTTTGAAAGCATCACCTAAAGAAGTTTTTAGAGAGTTGGCAGTTGCTTTGAATAAGTTCTCTGTGGATAGTGCCTGTTGAGATGCCGCAATAACAGCAGCCCCGGCTGAATCTTGCACTTGTGCCTGAATTTCCTCAAGACGATTCTTGTACTTCAATGTACCATCAGCTAAACGTTCTTGGCTTTCTGCCGCCGTATTGTACAAAGAGATTAATGCTTGGATATCTCTAAGAGAACGTTCACCAAACTGCGCCGTGATTAACTCCTTCTGGGAGTTTAAATCAAATTTATTCAACGCCTTGGCATAACCTTCAATCGCAGGAACAATTTCCTTAACTTTACCGTTTGTATCTTGGAAGGAAAAACCTAAAGCATCTACTGCCTTCTTTGCTTTCTCTGTTTCTGCACGAGCATTAGCATAAAAGTTAGTAATAGCAGTACCAGCAGCCGTGTTTTTAATACCTAACTGTGCTAATGCAGCAGATTGTGTTAAGATGTCTTCAAATGAAGCGCCATATAATTTATTAACTACGGAAGCTCTTTTAACTGTCTCCGCAATACTATCAACAGATGCCAAAGAGATATTAGCTGTCTTCTGAATAGCATCGGCAAGATAGTCATATTCTGCTGATGTAGCACCTACCGCAGTCCCGATAGTGACGAGAGCTTCCGCAGATTTCTCAATAGTAGTACCGCCAGATGTTGCTAGATTCAAAGCTGCACCAATAGCTGTGACAGCTTGTTTAGCAGATAAACCGGCTAATGTCAATGTCTCTAGTGCTTTAGCAACTTCTTGAGGGCCATAAATACCTTGACCTAGATCAGAAATGGTCTTTCCTAACAGAGCTACTTCTTCAATAGTAGATTCAGTACGGACACGGATATTCTCCAAAGTGCTTTGTACATCTACACCAACCGTCACTATAGCCTTCAGAGAAGCGCCAATAGCCGCACCAGCGGCAAGGGGGATTACATTACCATAAGTTAACCACAAAGCTCCTAGAGAGCCAGATAAGCCTCTGGCAGCAGCATGTGCGTCATTCATTGCAGCAGTGTTATGCACAATAGTTACGGTAGACTGGTTGACAGCACCCGAACCTTGTTGTAATCTACCATTCAGCGAAGTGATTTCACGTTGAAGGTTCGTAACAGAGGTTGTCAAGGATTTCAGTGCTGCGTCAGATGCTTGTGTAGAACGATTCACAACGGAGAGGGCATCTGTCATTGCTTTAGTGGAAGATGCTCCCGCAGCGAATTGTTTAACCATCTTGTCAACAGCATCGACAAGGTTTTGTACTTTTTTTTCTGTGTTCGCAGCAGCAGTGCCAAGAGAATTCAATTGATTTGTTGTCTGTTGAATTCCTTCTGACTTCACTTTTACGTTAAGAGATGCAATATCCATACTTTATTTCTTTCTAAAGGATCGTAACATATTCATTAAAGCTAGTGCTTTTCGTTTCTCAGCTTCTTCGTCAATTTCATCCTCGTTATACAGGGAGAATGGACGTTTCCGTGAGGGGTCTGTTGCTTTATGATATTCAGAACAATAAGCTTCAGACATTTTTCTAAGTGTTTCAATTTCCCATAAAGTAAGAGACAATTTATTTTCTAAACGCCATGCACGTTGTTCTTGCCAAGAGATAGGGATTAGCCCCATACCTGTAGACATTGCTTGACCCATATCAAAGAAAAAGCCAAGCATCGGACTGAACGCAGAATCGAATTCTGGTAATTCAGCGTCAGCTTGGCCTTCTGAGTTAGCTTGTAACTCTTCTAATCTTGATTGGTTCTTTCCTTTTGGAACAGATGAATACCATCCCAATTGGCGTGCGTAAAGAATTAAATTATCTCTTACTTCTTGAAGAAATTTGTTTGAATGCTCGCAAAGTCACTCACTTGCTCACGAATCCAAGATACGGTATCATCGCTATACATAGCTTTGAATTGTTCTTTAGATTCTACAGGGCCATCATATTCCAGATTTTCCGAGCTAGAAGAGATAGCTGCGAGGAATTCAATCGATTCATCTTTGCGCTCTTGTAAGGATGCTTCACGATTGCCACGCTTCTTTGCTTTAGCCATTAGCACGTCTACTGCCTTACGATGTTGAGCACTAGAAGCACCATAGATAGAAATAGTAACAGGCTTGCCGCTGTCTTCCAGTTCCGCCCCTGTCTCTGGGTCAACCAGATTTAGAGTTGCGATTTCAGCATACGATTTAGCTTTTGGGTTAAATGCCATTGTGTGTTTCCTTTACTTTGTTTTGTTGTTGTGCTATATTTGCACATGTAGGTAGTTTGCTTTCTGCCGAAAGCTCCCTGTTAAAAATACTCGGAGGATTGGAATACGTTTAAAAGGGAGTCCTATTTCTAGGACAGTTCCCCTAAACAAAAAGAGAGGCCGGAACCTCTCTTGATGTCCAGAGTATATCACAAACAGACAATCAAGTCAAATTACAATTATACAGACAGGATTTCGTTGTCAATTGCCACTTGAACGCTAAAACCTAAGATGGAGTCAGCATTTGCCACGTTAGTTTGATTCGATGCTACCACACCAGTGAAGTAATCCACCTGACCTAAAGCGGTTGGATAGACAACTTTAAATGCAGTGGAGGCGCGGGAAGTGAAGAACGAACGCAAAGCAGTTAAGCCAGCATCAGTAGTACGAGCACCTTGCAAATCCATTGTGCCATAATCCACGGAGCCAGTACGTTTCACAACAGCCGAAGTATCAACTGGAATGTGGGTAACGATGTTAGTCTGACCACCTAAAGTACCGAAGTTAGAAATTTCACCTACTTTCGTCCAAGTAACAGCAGCAAAACCAGCACCATCATAAGTAGTTGGTTTGGTTGCGCCAATGTAGAAAGAAGTAGTGGCGCTAGTAATCGCCAAAGAGGTTGCTACGGGCATTATTATTCCTTTACAAAATTAAACATACAGATGAGCAGTAACGCCCGTTCCACCTGTCACTGCAATAGTGCCAGATAGGAATGCAGAGATAGTTGCTAGATTCAGAATCACAGTGCCTGTAGCAGGGACAGTAATAGCTTTACCAGCCGAAATATCTACAGTGCCACCAAAACCCGCAGGGGCAATAGTAGTGGCTGTAGAGCCATCGATTGTTACAACGACTGGAGAGCCTGTGGTGTTATACAGTTCCAGAATGCCAGAGGACACCGGCAGCACATCAGATGCCGATAGGACGTTACGAGTTGCTGTAACAGGGCCATTAGAACCTGTTAAAGTTGTCGCTACAAGGGTTGCCATTTATTATTTCCTTTTAAAATTACATTGCAATGTATTTTAGTGCTAAATTTAAGCACAAATTTTCAGGATTCTTGACGATATTCAATCGTAATTGGAATCACTCTGAAACCACTATCAATCATTGCCTTACCAATTTGAGGATGACTTTCAATACTCACAGTAGGGAATGCTTGTTTATTATAAGAAGGGTACAGAGAAGCAATTGCTTCAGCTAACTCCTCAACGTGTTTACTCCCTTGACCGTCAGGAGCACATACGTCAATTTGCACCATCCCGATTGTTCTTTTTCTTACAAATTCCACATCCGGGTTAGAAATTACTTTGTTCAAGAAGAATATTCTTAAATAGTCTCCTGAAGTAGGTTTTGTGAATGCTTTCCCCTCCCACGCAACAGGGATATTATTAGCAGTAGCATATGTTGCTAAAGGAGATTCTAATTCTGTTCTAATTGTCATTGTTTGAATATCCCTTTAACTTTTACAACTGCATTTCTAAGAGGAGCATATGGGCCAATAAATCCGGAGTAACCATCTTCTTCAGGCCATCCAAGATATTCCACACGGTCAGCATACGGAATATTGTTTGTTAAAGATATGAATTCATCTTTGCCGAAGAAAGCCTTGGAATGACGGAGTAATTCGATTCTACCCCTACTCATAGAGGCTTTCTCATCAGGAATTGTCCCCACTGTAGAATCAAACTCATTGACTGCTACATACCAGCTATTAGCAAACAAACCTGTGGCATAAGCTCCGGGGTAGAGCGCACTATCTTGAAGTGGGGAGTAGTCAACAGCAACACTAAAGAATGCAATACATTTGTTGATTATGTCATCAGAGATTGCTTTTTTCGCTTTAGCATCAAACTTAAAAATATCATCAGCTAGTCCCATATATCCTCGCAATTATACAATCAAAGTTGTTTTTTGTCAATTTTTGGTAATATCTTGAATAAATTGATAAGAGCCTTTATCCACTGTGAAAACAACACCGGCTTGATTTGTCAATTGGATATCATAATAGAAATATCCTACATTATCAGCCTGTATAGTTGATGGGGAAAATTCTACAATACCACTTGTGGGGTCATCCCAAGTGCCTGTTAATTGATAAACTTGCGTTGAACTGTCAATAGGATTATTTTGTGTACTTAGTGTCATTACAACAGTAGAGCCAGTGAGGTCAGCAACTTCACCATTTACAGAAATCAATACTCGATCCGCCCCTGTGTCACCTCTGTATCTTTTTATAGTCATATGACCTCAATTTAGTAATGTTGACGAGTAGAGATTATCTAAAACACTTACAGCATATTCGTCAGTAATAATTGTAATAGAAAGTTTATCTCCAATTTTAATATATTGGATTCCTCCAGAAGATGTGGCACTAGTTGTAGATGCACCAATAGCACTAGCAACAACACCCTTTATAGCTTGGGTTATAGAGTCAACACTCGCACTACCGCTTGAGTTAGCAACAGTAATTTGAATAGCTACAGAGCTTGCATTTACATTGCTAAAACCTACCCCGTTTCCTGTACTCTGATTTACAGAGTTAGCATTAGATTGTGCAGCACCAACCCCTGAAGAAGTTCCGTTGGAAGGTATTACGGAATTTACTATTGCTTGTGCCGAACTGCTTCCCGAGACACTACCCAAAGATTGAGTTATAGCATTTACGATAGCTTGTACACTACTCAACCCACTACTAGAGCCATCTGCACTTATTGTGGTTGTCCCTGAAACTGTTTCGCCATTTACTGTGGACGTACCAGAAGCAGAGCCAACAACTACCCAAATAGATTGTGTACTAGCTGCTACAGAGGAGATTGACGAAGAACTTCCTGTTGTGCCATAAACAGAATTTGATGTTGATGTAACAACAGATGTACTAGAAGAATCCCCGGAAGAATTCCATATAGCCCTTACAACAGAGCTTATTGCACTACTGCCAGAGGAACTTCCATCTGATTTACTAATAGCATTTACAGCAGAGCTTAAAGTGGCAGTCCCTTGAGAACTTCCATTAATAGGCCATAAGGCTCTAGCAATAGCTGCTGCTATTGCAGTGCTTGTGCAGCTTCCGCTTGCGGATATAATGGAGGAGGACGTTGCTCCTGCAATAGCTAGGAAACGCCTATCAGGATCAGCACTATACACTTGCCAAGGATTCTTTGTAAGTGAAATTGCAGCAGAATCCGATAAGGCTCTTTTGATTGCCATACCCTGTACATAGTCTGTACGAATACCCCAAACAATAGATGTTGCACTAGCTGCTGTGGAAATTGTGAATCCTGAACCACTCTTTGTGCCTATGAATTTTCCATTGGCAAAGAAACGTGCGCCTGATTGATTAACAGAAGCACAGATTGTAACTACATCACCATCATTAAGACCGCTTAATGTCTGCTGTGATGTTCCGTTCCACGCTCCAGCCCAATCACACCCAAAAGTTATGCTATTGGATGTTTGACTAAACACGTCTATTGAATGCTGATTATCTACCCTGAAATTTAACCATTGGGCAGAGATGGAACCTGAACGGAAAATAAAGGTGCTGACCAGTGTAAATTCTGTAGCCCCGTGCAGTAAACCTACAGGGCCATTATAAGTCACGCCGTTGTCAGCCGAACCTATCACACGAGTGCTAATAACCCCCAACGGATGATAACTTTTAGTGAAGTAATTGTTGGTATCATTAATTGTAGCTAGACGATTAGATACTACGTCCCGCAAATTCCCGTTAGGGCCAAAAGTTGTACTGTTAGTTCCTGAAACCCACACCACTCCCTGTGTCACTGGATTGTCTAAGTCTAGGCGAGGTGTTCCATTTTGCGGTTGCTGCCTAGCTTGACGTGTTGGCAGAGCAATCGCCACCATGATTACACCACCGTACCAGAGATTTCAGACGTGTAGACAGTGGCAGATGTTAGTGCCACTCCAAGGTCATTCTTAATTACTACGTAGAATTTAGCTGGAATATATCCAAGGGCTGCAACCAAACTGAATGTTCCGATTTGCGTTACGGACGCCGTTCCAATAGGGAGAGTTCCTAGGAAGCGAAGATTAGGTTCATCTGTCGTAGATGTTCCACTGGAAGGGCCACTTCGGAAGTTAGTACCGTCTAAGGAATCTTGAATGAATACTACAAGTTGTTTATTACCAGCGGGAGTGTTCGTTGTTGCTGCATCAACCTCGATAACTACATCAAGAGGTTGATTTGTAGTACAATCATACGCTGTTGTGTTTCTTACGTATGTAGCACTAGCTAAAGTTGACAAACCAGTGTACGATAATGATGTACGGGTTCCTACTACTTGTTTTACAGTTGACATTACACTACTCCTGCATCTCTTAGATTTTGTTCTGTGACGTAGCTAAGTCCGAGTATTTCCGCCCTTGAGGCGGGTTGAAGGGAGAGGTCTTTGATTTCAGCGGCTTCTCCGGATGTAATCACCCCGGAAGCGGCAAGGATGTCAATAAGACCTTGTGTTGCTGGCTCTCCAATATCGATTCCGTCAGGAAGTGCCAAGAACTTCAAGGCTCTAGCCACCACAGTAGAATAAGTCCCAGATGTCTTGGAATAGTTCTCAAGCTTGGTTAGCACTGCATCTGCTGCGATAGCTCCAGATGGCATTCTTGCCATTAAACCTCTTTCCGAAATCATTCTGGAACGGTGTAGAGTAAATCTTTTATCATTGATAATTTCTACCACTTGCCCCGGAGAGTCCGGCAGCAATGCAGCGTAACCTAGTCCAGCCGGATCATTTAACACTTCATCTCTAAGTACGCTGTCCATGTTTTAATCTTCAGTTACTAAGTTAGCAGCAGTAGTAATGCGTGGGATAACACCAACAGCCATTGTGATATTAGGAGTCAGAGTACCACTGTACAAAATCTTACCTGCACCACTAGAAACAGTGCCAATAGCAAAGTGGGTAAGAGCAGCACCGGGAGATGCTGTACACGCCGGGAAGTCTAGGTTTGCTACTAATTGCACAGCGTTTGCTGCGACAGTAAAACCACCGCTAGAGCGAGCAACAGCTTGTCGGACGTATCCTGTATAAGCTGTTTCAGAAGTTGTTTGTGTACCCGTTTCTCCGGGATCAGCAGTGTGCAGGGAGAAATACAAACTACCTGCTGCTGCGGACGGTTGTAAACCAGAAGCATCTCCAATGTTAGCAATAGCTACATTGTTGAAGATAAGCTTCATATAATCATTTTCAAATACATCTGCCTTCGACATGTTTATTCCTTATTAAACACGAACAAATAGTTCGTAATATAGTGGTAAATTCAAAGTGGGATTGACCACTTTTACTGTAACGATTTTATATATAGTGTTACCAATTTGAATCTTGTCAGCACTAGGGTCAATATCCGTAATCTGTGGAATTGGTTTTACAAACACTTGCTTGTCGCCAGTTTTAATCAACGTACTATCTTGTGTAGTAACCCCCTGAAATTTATTAATATAATCAAAAGGCATTGCTTTCACTACGTAACGTTTTTCAGTTTGTGTATTCTCAGATGTCAATGGGTCATATACAGAAGTTGTTTTGATCAATGTTGCTTGACAAGACCAACCTTGTTCATCGAAGAATTCAGAGACAATAGATTGAAATTCTGCTGTACTCATATTTCAACTCCAAGCTGTCATGTTCATGTTTTCATCAACAGTAAAGGTGTTCCAATTATTATTCCAATCACAAATGAACTGTTTGACAGGGTCATTTGCATCATCTGAAGATACTCCATAAGGGATTGGGTAAACACCACCAATGAAAGCGGGATTAGTTACTGTGTCAAGTAGGAATTGTCTATAAGCGTCGAACCTCTCTTTATTCCAAACTTCAAGCTGCACCATCTTTTTGTGGGAAGCTCCGATAGCAAACATCGCTAACAGATATTGAGCACAGAGTTGCGAAGCTCTGGAAAGATTTCCATTATTTTCTTGAATTGCTGTGAAATACACTTCGTCTGGAAGAAATGGTAAATCATTAATATCTCCAATCCGAAGCCTTACACGTCCTACATCGGACGAGAAATCAATTGCCATACATTTCTCCTTATATGTTATTTATAGGCTCTTATTGAAGAACCCATAAACAACAGCCCCTTTGCAGAGGCTGAAGATTTGATTACGACTTAGTTACAGCAATAACCAGAGCAGGACGATAAATCACGTTGATGAAGTTGGACTCAGATTCAATTTCAATCTTCGTACCTTTGTTATCTTCAAACTCAAACATGTAGATTTGTTCGCCGTCTGTGTTAACGAAGTTGAAACGGTCGCATGGAGCAAACAGAGTCTTGAATGCATCAGTACCCATTGGGATAGCTGTAGCAGTGTTTGCAGGAATCAGCGGAGTACCGTTGTACGAATCACGCATTTCAATGAACGTTGCACCAGCAAATTCAAACACACGATGCATTGTGTTCTTACCACCCAGACGCTCGCGCAGAGGTTGAGCAGCACCGGAAGTGGTGTAATACTGGAACGCATTGACGATCTTAGAGTGGCCTACGAATGCCGAGAACCAACCCGGAGAGCACAGGAACACAACACCTGTCACTGTCGAACCGTAGTCACCAGCATTATCTTGAATAGCTGCGATTACCGATTCAATGTTTCCGTAGATATCAGCAGTACCAGAACTCAGGTTGAAGTTAACCGAAGTTTGAGTAACACCAAATTCAGTAAACCAGTTTTGCGAAACAGTGCCAGAAGGTGCATATACAGTGCCAGCAGTCAGCACTTGAGCGCGTGCAGCTTCCAGAGTCCAAGCATGTTTACGGCGCAGGTCTTCCATCTTACGAGCACGGACAGCAGGCAGTTTTTCAACTTCATTTGGGGAACCGTATGCACGCACACCAACTAAGTCGCGTGGCGAAATGTAGTCGTCCAAAGGGAAGTGAGGCACGTTGAACGAGTGCATTTTACGGCTACGGTCTTTACCAACAGTGGAGCGCTCACCACGCACACGGTCGATAATCAGAGCACCATTTTGAGTAATTTCTTCAAACTGAACCACAGGGCCAGTAATAGGCTCTTCAGCAAACAGACCCATACCACCAATGAAACCCCACGAATTAGGGATTACATTGATTTCTTGAGTCCAATCGGCCATCTTAAATTGGCCACCATCACGAGTATCACGAATGATCATGAGTATTTTTCCTTTTATTAATTAAACAGCTTCGACAGGGATCATACCCAGAGCCGTGAGTTGAGCATAAGCAGCATCCAATTCTCCTTGAGTGTCAACCGAAGCGCCAAACACCAGAGCGGATTTAGAAACAAATGCAGGGCCACGAGTCAGCACTAAAACTTTAGTATCAGTGGTAGCAGCAACAGCCAGATCAACGGAATTACCCAGAGTGTCACCAAGGAAGATCGCAGCGGCATTTTGGGAACCATCAGCAGCGGTAGCTTCCAGCTTTTTGTATTTACCAGTTGCGGTAACTTTACCCAGAACAGTGCCAACCTTCATTGTTTGTGCAACATCATTCACAGTGACAACATCACGGCAAAAAGCGGTTGCTGGTTCGTATTCATGTTTAATAACAGACGAGAAACGAATGCCATTATCAGTAGCAAAAACAGTCATTATTTATCCTTTAATTTTAATCAAGCAGATTTGTTGTATTTCTCTTTCAGAAGCTTCATTTCTTCAGATTCTGTATTACGAGCTTCAGGCGTAACTTCTTCGCTAGCACCTTGCTCTGTAAAGAGGGTAGATTTGGCTTCAGTGTCAGCCGACATTTTTAAGGCATCAGCGATGGCGGTAAACGCGGCATCATCCATACCTTCAGTTGCGGCTAGAACTTTTTTAGCACGTTCATCGCCAACTTCTTTAGAAAGAGATGCCATACGAGCATCCATTTTTACTTTCTTCGCCTCTGCTTCGGCTGCTGCCTTAGCTTCTGCAAACTGTTCTAACTGTGCTGTCAGCGAAAGTACTTGAGCCAGTGCGGCATCTAATTGAGTGCTTTGCTCTTTAAAACCTTCCAGCAGTTCTTTATATTCATCAGTTTCAGTGACGGACATAACAACTTTTAATTTATCTGTCACAGCTTCTTTTTCAACATTGGGAGTAATACCCAACTTCTTTTTCAGACCATCAAGCATTATTACTTGCTCCTTTTGTTAAAGTATTTAAATAATCAACGAATTCGTTGTGATCCATAACCTTGTTGACAAGACCTACGGATAGTGCCTCTTCTGCATCAAACATTCTTGCATCCATGTTGGAAACATCTTCACTAGATAATCCAGTGTATTTATTTACGTGTGCAATAAATTGATTTCCTAATTTGGTAACATCTTCCTGCATTCTGGAGAGGAATCCTTCAGAGAAAGAACCATCTTCATTGAATGGGGTTTTACCGGGAGTGGACGAAATGTAAATAGGTTTTACACCAGCATTTGCTAAAGCTTTGCTTACATCCAGAACAGCACAGACACAACCAATGCTACCTGTTTCTGCACTAGGGTGAATAATCACTTCATCAGCGGCAATACCGATTGCTAAGCTTGCAGAAGCAGACATTTCATCAATATAACTTACCCACTTTACTCCTGCTTCATCGCACATTTTGCGCAGATCATTAGCAGTAGAGAAGCAGTGAGCAGCTTGACCACCCGGACTGGAGTGAGTAGTAACAAGAACCTTTACACCGCTATCAATAAGATGTCTTGCTTGTGCAAGAATGCCTACATAACTGGTTCCTTCAACTACACCACATTCACCATAAACAGGTTGATAACTTAGAGCGCCATCCACAAGGATTTCCCCAACGTCACCATATTTACCCGGCTCTTTTTTTGTTTGTAAATTTTCTTTAGGCACAACCTCAAAATTCACAGAATTACGCATCTGAAGATATTCAATAACTGGCTTCAAAGCACTTTCTGTAATTAAATGAGGCTGGCTATATAGGGAGGACAGGAGCCTCTGTAAACTATGTGCCATTGTTTTCCTTAAGCTGCATTTTCACTATTTGAAGAAGAACTGTCTTTCCCACTAGGAGATTTACTTGTACCTTCACCTTCTGTTGCCATTCCATCACCGGCTCTACTGCCATTGCCTGTAAACTCTAAATCATCTAGATTTGTATCTTCAGGGATTGGGGCAACACCCATTGCTTCACGAATCTTGTTGATTGTGGCATGATCCTTGACCAGCATTCCCGTACTCGCACAACGCTGAATAAACTTGGAAATCTCTTCCATGTCCAAATCGATAATATCGCTATAATCAAACTTGCACATACGGTCAGTGTCCCAACCATTCATCTCATAAAGCTGCTTCATCAAGTCCGTATTCAACACTTCTTGAATCTCTTTAAGACGGAATTCAATAGCCATCGACAGCAAATTTTGTTTGCTGGATGCCAGAGAGAAACTTCCGTGAGCACCACCGTTACCAAGCTGTACAACGTCAACACTTAATGCTGTCAGGATGTCAGTTTGTAAACCAGCAATGATAGAAGGGATATCAAAAGCTTTTCCGCCTTTTGCTTCCAGCAATTGCAGAGAAACTAAATCTTCATTTGTCTGAGGGTCAAGAATCTTAGGGAGAATTACACCTTTCTGTGTACCTTCTGCCAAACCATTTACAATGGTCTTGAAAGACTCGTAGACAGCTTTGTCTTCTGGGGAAGCGTTTGGATCGAGGAATTTAGCTGGAATTTGAAAATAAGGAATACCTTGTAAGTCCTTACTGACTCCGAGCATCAATTGATCTTTTAACAATGAAAGTTGTTTGTATGGTAGGAACACACAACGTAAGAGGCTCTTACCTTGAGGGTTAGACTTCGTACCGTCAGCAGTGAAGATCATAACCTTCTCTCGTGGCAGTTCTACAACACCATCATCATTTAGCTTGACACTGAAGCGAGAAGCGTTTACCATGAAGTTCATATTCTGACCAACTGCTAAAAGCTCTCTGCCGTCATCGGAAAAATACCATTTAGTAATAGTTTCTTGCCCACGAGGAGCTAACTTTTTAATACCTACTAATCCGTCATTATGTTTGCTTCCGTTCTTCTTTAAACGTCTGCGATATACTTTTTCTACAACCGAATAACCATATTCCAAATAGGGGAGCACTTCTGTCATGAAGCTTGTCCAAGAACCTTCCATATCATCCATACAGGATTGTACAAAAGCTGCACGCTCTTTCTCTATATCAGTGGCGTCTTTAGGAGGACAAACCTTCCAATCTACACGAGCCATTAACATTTTATAAACATTAAATGCTGTGGCAACTGTGCTGTTTAGAAGCATTTCTTCTCTAACTTGCCATAGTGCAGGGCCGGGTTGGAATGTTCTCTGTTTTTCTTCAAGGATGTTTTTAGCTACAATACGTAAGCCTGTATATCCTTGTTCTGTAAGGGAAATTCTGGGAATTGGGTTTCCTTCATCGGCAGCGAGAGCAGCCGTATTCTTTGGCTTCTGTTTTGCCATGAAAACTCCTTGTATATTTATTGCAAGATTGTAGCACGAAAAAGAGAAACTGTCAAGTATTGACACAATCTTGCAAATTTGTGGTATTATAGGGTTGGGATAGGACTAGCCTGAGAAAAGTTATTAATGCTAAATGAAGGAATATTTATGTTCTTTGCGAGAGTTGTGAATGCATCACTTGCACTATCCACTTGATCATCTTTTTGCGTTTTCTGTAATTTCAAATCAGAAGAGAACGCTTCAAGCTCTTTGAAAAACACTTCATTCCAGTCAGCACGAACAACCTTAATATTACCCGCTTCTGCCATAGAGCAAAGAGGGAGGAAACGTGTCAGCTTAGATTTTCCAGAAACAACCGGCGCTGTCCTTGTAGGAACACCATTTTCTGACAAAACAGTTCGATATAGGAAAATTGCAGACTTACCAGCGGCTCCGGGGTCAACAGGGATAACTACTGTGCATTCATCTACACCATCTTCTTTAGCCACTTCTGCCACTTTTTTAAGAACTTTGTCCGTAGTGGCTTGAAATCTGACAACATCCTCTATATAATATGTACCGAAGCTGTCTCTACTCATCTTCACTCCGACAGACCAGTCAGGATTATTAGTCTTAGTCTTTTCTTCGGAAGCGAAGTCCCAAGCCCTCACTCTGGTAGCTTTTGCAGGAGGAAATTCTACAATTTCAACCCAATTTCTATCAAAGAACATACTTCCTTGCTCTCGTGCTGTCCAAGAGCCATGTAAATATTTCAGTTGGTTTACATAAGGTTGAGATAAAAGGCTGGATAAATAGCTGGTATTTCTTGGTGGAAGCAGGAATGGATTAGAAAACACGTTACACGGAACAAAACGAAAACTCTTTGGCATACATAAACGTTGTTTCTCTTCTGTTGTAAGTGCATCCAACTGAGCTTCAGTCATCCCATGTGCATAAATATGACCTTTAGGCTCACCGTACAACTTGAAGCATTCTTCTGGGCTGTCTGCCCACTTAGCTACGTTATCTTCAACCACAAACCATTTAATCTTATTCTCGGTGCCGGGTAGTGGTACGCCCGTATCAGGATCAAGAGAATAATCAACCCAACTTTTTAAGAAGGAATTTATATCAGGGTTGCATGTCAAGATTAGTTGAGGGTGTATTTTCGAGCCTACTGTACGTAGTCGAGATTGCAAGAATAAGATTTGTTTCTCTGTCCACTTATCACCAGCCTCATCCACCATGAAGCGGGTAAGCTGAGAACCTTGCCAAGAACCTAAGTCATCATCACAAGAAATTGCAGAGAAGGATATTGTTGCCCCGCTAGGAAATTCCCATAATTTTGCTTGAGTTTTATATGGAATCTTTGTAAAATCTCGGTAGATACTTTTAGACTCATCAATCAATCCTCCGGGACGCTTCAACTCGGGTTCATATCGCCTCAAAATTGCTGCCCTAAAACTCGGATCATGAATACCATCTAAGTTTTTTGTAAGACAAATGTGGGTCTTTCCGCCTCCTGCGCCGCCTCCGACCAAAATCACATCAGTGGTTTTGTCCTGTAACACTATCCTTTGCATTTCACTAGCAGGCCCATACACTTTCTTAGGTTTTTTCATTAATATCCTCCATCAAAGATTCAACTCTTTCAAGGGGAGCTACCCTGTTCGCCACGCAAACGACAAAAACCGCCTCTAGGACGGTTTCTAAAAATGAAGTCAGAAGCCACGCTAACCTGCTATCTGACATGAGACTCCAAGAGTGAATCCCCTCACCACAACAATTACGTGTTAAAGTCCACGGTGACTATTAATCCCCAACAGGGACATCTTCCGGTGTAGTGCTGCAACCAGAATCTTTGTTTTCTTTCTTAGACCAATCAATTTTGTCCCAATTAGACTTGATTGCTTCACGGTCTTCTGTACGACGATGAGAGCCTTTCCCTGCTTCTTCGTGATATGTACTCATAGTTCTCCTTTGTTTGATGCTCCGTGTCAAACTTGACAGATGTATCCGCGAAGATAACACCACAGAGGTTTGCCCTCCGAAGACTTCAGGAAACGTCTTTCCATTTCTGTGCTACTGACCTCTAAGGGCGATTTTGGAGCGGGCAACAGGAATCGAACCTGCGACGAACAGCTTGGAAGGCTGACACTCTACCTACTGAGTTATACCCGCGTTGTTTGGCTGTCTAGACTGGCATCGAACCAATAACCTAGTGATTAACAGTCACTTGCTCTACCATTGAGCTACTAGACAATGTTTGGTGCTACTTAGAGGATTCCAACCCCTGACATCTTCATTACAAGTGAAGCGCTCTAGCAACTGAGCTAAAGTAGCTTGGTGGGCGAGGAGGGATTCCAACCCTCAATCCTTTCGGCGCGTGATTTTAAGTCACGAGTGTATCGCAGTTCCACCACTCGCCCCTAATTTAATAATCCTCTGGATAGCTGACTATGGCAATTTGGACAAAGAAATCTTAGATTTTCCTCCCTATCGTCTAACCAATCTTCATTAATATGATCTACATCTAAAGTTAATGGAAAATCGTGCCACACAGGGATTTGAGAACACTTTTCACATTCGTGTTTTCTACCAATCTCAATTAAACACCTAGTCAATACACTACCTTTCTGTCTTAACCCACAGTCTCTTTTAATTAAGATTTCACTAAATTTTTTCTTTGAAAATTTCTTACCTTTATTCCACAATTGACCTGTGAAATGTTGTGTATCTAGACCTAGTTTTTTAATCCTTCTGCTATAGTGACTGTGAGAGCCACCTGTCTCTCTAATTCCTAAGTATCTAAGTACTCCTGCTATTGACTCACTATTCTCTACTGCAATAGTTAATTCTTCATCAGTTATCTTATTGTATTTTCTTTTCATACATTGAATCATTTTTATTTTGGTAGGCTTACCGAGACTCCAACTCGGACGCATTTCTGCACCGGAACCTAAATCCGGCGTGTCTAGCTATTCCACCATAAGCCCATTTATTCTTTCCTGAAGAATCCTCTACAACCTCTTCGTGCTTCCGTAGGAGGGGACGTAGCCCGTTTTAGGAGAAGATTCAGGAAAGAAGCCTCTTTGGAAGCTTCAATATGTGTATTGTATACTCAATCTTCTTCTTTGTCAACTATTTGTTCTGTCATCTGCACATCAATCACAGGTTGATCCCGAAAATCTTCATGCACATTGTCAAAATCTACAATAGGGGTGTCATCCTCTTCTTCCTCTTCTTCACCCTCTGGTGTAGTAGTTCCCGCACCTACAAGCTTCAGCAACACTACTTCCTTCTCTAGACGGATAATTTCATCCTTGTCTCTTTGATCAACCATTTTTGTGTGTAGGGTTAGAATAGCTTCAGCCGCCATCCTACGATCCTTGTCAGCAGCGTTTTTGTCTACAGAGATGTGTACAAGAGTCTCCAAAGCTGTTTGTAGATATCGTCCAGATTGTTTGATTGCCTTGTCTAAGTCATGCCCTTTAGGTTTTAGGAATGTGTTAGCTTTCCTAGTTTTCTTGTACGGGCCTCTTTTTACAACGTTTGTTGACTCCTCTACAACCACTATTTCTGTGCTTGTATCTTTCTCTTCTTCCATGCTAGAATGCCTCCAAATAAGCTTAATAGTAGCACAAATGTTGTTTGTTGTCAATTTTCCATATTGACAGAAACTTTTACATGGTGTAAGATAGGTTTTATGTTACAAACAAGGAGGGTAAAGTGTGACCGAAGAGTATTTTGATGTTGACAGTTTTGTAACTAAATATGAATATTTTGAACAGGGTATAGAAGAGTATTCTGTGGATGAGATTAACAACCTAACTGAAGGAGTTGACAATGAGTAAAGAAATTAAAGAGATGGTAGAGCCGAGTATTGTTGTATTTGGTTTCATGCTGCAAGAGGCTATTCTAGATGGCTGGCGCATCAGTGAGCAACACCCTGTAAACTTTTTTGGAGGTTTGTATGTGGTGAATGTAGAACGTGGGGAAGATGAAGCTGTTGTAGAAGAAACACCTATTGAATCTGCTCCTACAGAGGCAAAGAAACAAGGGCGTCCAGCTAGGGCTAAATAATGAACGTTAAATTTGAAAATGGCTCTGTCCCTATTCATGAATTGAGAAAGGGTGTTGTTGTTTTGTATAATAACCGTTTCTATCACATCAAGTCATTTTGGCAACATGGTACTCAGGGATTTCAAATTGTTCTAGAAGATGATGAAGAATTATTTGAAATACTTCCTCAAGAAGTAACATGGCTTGGGCCGATGTAATTTGACTAAAAGGATATCTCAGTGTAATATTGGGATATCCTTTTTAACATTCTGTGAGGTACTAATTAATGTCCAGACAAGCAGCACGACATACCCGTAAAAAGAAAATCGAACAAGAACTTCCTCCTGTACACAAAGAGAAGTTTCAGGAAGTTGTTCCCTCACAAACAGTAGCACAGAAACTAACAGCACAAACAAAAAATCAAGCTATGCAGTTGAAATACCAGCAAGAAGGAAGAAAAGTCATCTTTGCTATTGGTGCAGCAGGTAGTGGGAAAAGTTTCTTGGCAGCTTACCATGCTGCTGAACAACTTAGAAAGAAACAAGTAGAACAAATCATTCTGCTTCGTCCAAATGTCTCCGCAGGAAAATCCCTTGGTATGCTACCCGGCACCCTAGAAGAAAAATTAGCAGTTTTCTTCACACAAACACTTTCCCATCTTTCTTTCTTTATGGGTAAAGGTTTCATGAAATATGCTCTGGATAAAGGTATTGTCCGTATGCAATCCATGGAACACCTTCGTGGTCTTAGTATCTCTAATGCCATTGTAATTTGTGAAGAAAGCCAAAATCTCACAGAAGATGAACTAGAAATGACCCTTTCCCGTATAGGAGATAATTGCCAAATCATCTTCACAGGGGATCAAAAACAAACAGATTTGAAGTTCAACAGTGGACTCATGAAAACTGTAGATTTGATTGTAAAAACCATCAACGATGAACCTGAATACATGACAGATGAAGATTTGGATGAATTAGAAAGCAATATTGGAGTGGTGAACTACACCATGCAAGACGTTGTTCGTTCTGGTTTGTGCAAGAGCTTTGTGAAAATGTATCATCACAACTGAAGGAGCAACTATGAACAGACCAAAGCAAGATATTATGAAGTTGTTCCAGCAAGACCCCAAACCTTTTGAAGTGGCATCTACCCCTGTCGCACAACGTTACGAAGTGGACATTGATGAAGAATTTGTCCATGTATCTCAGTTTTCCCAACTTGTAAACATTCTAGAGCAAGCAACAGAGAACGATTTAGTACAAATTAGACTCACTTCTCCCGGTGGTAGTGTTGCCTCTGTCATCCCTCTAATCTCTGCACTGGAGAACACAGAAGCTTTTGTACACGTACACGTAGATAGTGATGTTGCTTCTGCTGCAACATTCATTGTTCTTAAAGCTCACATGGTAACAATGAACAAGCATCTTTCCTTCATGATTCATACAGCCTCTTGGGGCTATGGTGGTCACTCTGGAAACATGGAAGCCTCTACAACCCACTATGTAAAGAGTATAAAGGGTTTGGCAAGAGATGTCTACAGTGATTTCCTGACAGAGCCTGAGTTTGAACGTGTGTTCAACGGACAAGAAATCTGGCTCACTCCTGAAGAAGTGTATGAGCGTTTGAAGGTTCGTGCAGAGAAGCTACAGAAACAAGAAGAAGAACAGCCTGTAGAGGAAAAAGCTAAGAAACCTGCCCGTAAGAAGAGGGAGAAGCCTCCTACCGCTGCGGAGGTTATTGACCTCCTGAAAGACATTGGAAAAGAAGAATGACAACAGCCCTGCACAGAGATGTGTGGGGCTTTTTTTTTTGTGCTTGCACTTTGTAGGATGTTGTGCTAAAGTAGCTTCATTGACTAATTCTAGGAGGAAAAGATGTCTAAAGCTATCGTAGCAAAGGTAACGTCTGTACAGGAGATTCCGGGCGCAGACAAGATTCATGTGGCTGTTGTACTTGGTGAAAATTGCATTGTGAGCAAGGATGTTGGTGTGGGTTATGTGGGTATCCTGTTCCCTGCTGATACTCAACTGTCTGAAGAATACTGCCGTGAGAACAACCTGTTCCGTCAAGCACTGAACAACAAAGACAACACCAAAACTGGCTTCTTTGAAGAGAATCGTCGTGTACGTGTGCAACCATTTCTGAAGGTGAAGTCTCAGGCTTATTTCACTTCTCTTGAAAGCCTGTCTTACGTAGGTAATTACAATGAAGTGAGTGACATTGGATATAGCTTTGACACTGTAAATGGCAAACAAATCTGCCAGAAATACATCTCTAAAGCCACTCGTGAAGCTCTGGAACGTCAACCGAAGAAAAAGAAACGTCTGATTGATTTGCCATACTTTGAGAAACACGTAGACAGTGCTCAATTTAAGCACAATGCAGCTATGATTCCTGTAGGTGCTATGCTGTCTTTCACAGCTAAGATTCATGGTACTTCTCATCGTTCTGGCCTGACTAAAGTGGTACACACTCTGCCGAAATGGAAGCAGATTGTAAATAAAGTTTATCCATTCTTCAAACAAGAGGAATGGAAGCACATTGTAGGTACTCGTAATGTCATCCTGACAGAAGGTAAAGAGGGTTTTCACGGCAGTGAGCAATTCCGCTTTGATGTTATGGAAATGCTGAAACCCTTTATGACTGAGGGTATGACCATTTACGGGGAGATTGCTGGCTATGCGAATGGTAAGCCTATTATGGCAACCCACTCTGGCAAATCAACCAAAGACAAAGCTTTCCAGAAGAAATATGGAGAGAACATTGTTTATAAGTATAACTGTGCAGAACATGAAAATTATTTCTTTGTTTATCGCATCACTCAATTGACACAAGACGGGAAGAACATTGATATGTCTCCTGCACAGATTCAACAGTGGTGTGAAGAACGTGGATTGAATGCCCCTCTGCATGTTGCTGAATCTGAAATTTATGATGGGGATTTGGATAAGTTGCTGGCAAAGGTAGAAGCACTCACTGAACGTCCTGATGTACTTGGTGCAGACTATCTTGATCCATCTCATCCGGGGGAAGGTATTATTGTTCGTGTAGATACGGGGAAACAAAATCCGTATTTCCTGAAATCGAAGGCTTACTTCTTCAGGTGCATGGAAGGTCTTGCAGAGGCAGCAGATATGGAAGATTTGGAAGCAATTTCTGAATGAAAGGACTACAAATGAAATGCGTAATTACTGTAGGTGTATCTGCTTCTGGTAAATCTACTTGGAGTGAGAAACAAGAGGATTTCTATGAAATCAATCGTGACAAACTTCGTTGGGAAGTGACAGGTAAGCTTGGCTGGAAGGGAGAGAATGCCTACAAGTTCTCTAGTAAAGTGGAGAAGGAAGTGAGTGATATTGCTGATCATCTGCTTGTAGAGTGTGCAAAGCGGGGAGAGGATGTTATTTTCTCTAACACCAACTTGAATCCAAAGCTTCGTAACAAATTGATTGCAGATTGTGTGTCTATGGGCTACAATGTAGAAATTGTAGAATTTCCTGTCAGTTTCCAAGAGGCTGTAAGGCGTGACAAAGAGCGTGGAATTTTCTCTGTTGGGGAAGAAGTTATTTACAAACAGTGGGAACAATGGGTAGCATATTGGAATGAGAAGGAAGTTTGATGAAGAAACACCCTCTACAAATAGCAAACGAAGAAAGAGCTAAGACAGACCCTTGTAGACATTGTGGATTCCACAACAGGGCAGACGGAGGAAAGGGTTTCCACTTATACGAAGCAAAGTGTAAGAGTTGTGGTGGTAGTATGGATCACTCTTATCTGTGGGCACCTTGGGGAATGACATGGGAGCAATTGCAAGAAACCAAAGACAAATGGAACAAGATTATGGAGAAATATAAACGTGAGTAATATCTTTTTGACAAGTGATACACATTTTGGTCATGTAGGAGTGACAAAGTTTCTTGCTCCTAATGGGGTTGATAAACTTCGCCCTTGGGACACTATCGAAGAAATGGATGAAGCCCTTATTGAGAATTGGAATAAAGTTGTACGTCCACAGGACAAGGTGTATCATCTAGGAGATGTTGTAATCAATCGTCGTGCTCTGCCTACTCTGGCACGCCTGAATGGTACAAAGATTCTGATTAAAGGTAATCATGACGTATTCCGGCTGGAAGAGTACACTCCGTATTTCAAGGATGTACGGGGCAGTGGTGAACTGGCAGGATATGTACTAACACACATTCCTATTCATCCACAAAGCTTAGAGCGTTGGAAGGGGAATTTCCATGGGCATTTGCACGCTCATAGTGTTTTGCACACATTCCAAGAGGGAGCTATTCTTAAAACAAGACATCACCCGCGTTATCTCTGTGTCTCTGTAGAACAAACAAGCTTTACACCTATTAGCTTGGAAGATGCTATCAAAAAATGGGAGAAACAACAATGAAATATTACAAGCGTGATTTTCTGAATAAAGCTGAAGGTATGGCTGCTTTTGAAGCCGATATTACTTGGGATAACGACGATGGGCATGATTATGGTATGTCTGCTTCCTTCTGTATTACAGATTGCAGCCGTAAAGTATCACTAGACTTCTCTCCATATGGTGATGAGGAAAATAACAGCTTTTACAAACTAACTAAGCTGATTGAAGAACTGTCTGCATTCAAAGAGAAATTTGAAGAAATTCACAAGGCGCGTGCAGAATACAAAGAGGCAAAGGAAAAAGATGAAACCTGAAATCTCTCTCTACAGCGGGGGCAACTTCTGCTTTACAGAACCAGATAGCAGCAACTACACTGTAAAGGATATTGCACTGAACCTCTCCAATCTCAGTAGATTTACAGGTTCTCTTGAGAAGCCTTACAGCATTGCACAACATTGTGTATATGTCTCTCTGCTTGTTCCAGAGGAATATGCTATGGAAGCTCTTATGCACGATGCTGGAGAAGCCTTCCTTGGAGATGTTTCCTCTCCTCTCAAGCAACTGCTTGCAGACTACAAGAAACTGGAACAGAGTGTAGAAGCTTCTATTTTCAAAAAATATGGCTTGCAGTTTCCCATGCATCCAGAAATCAAGAAAGCTGACATGCGTATGTTTGTGAGCGAGCGAATTGACTTACAGCCTAATTGTTCTGTGCGAGGATACAACTTTGAGAGAGCACCTTTTAAGGTGGTTCCTTGGGGACACAAGAAAGCTTATGAACAGTTTTTGAAGAGGTTTGATGAACTTGGAGGAGTGATTAAATGAAGAAAATTATTATTGTAAATAAATCTGATGTAGTTGATGAAGAATTGTTGCTTGCAGCTTTCATGAACGCAATCCCTCACCACAAAGCAAGCGAGAAAGGTGCTGTGCTACTCTACGAAGGAAAATTTGGCGTTGTTACAAGGAAGAACAAAAACAACGACTCTTTCTATTTCTATAATGTTGAAGAGAGGGTGTGATGGCAATCATTGGATTTATCTTATTGTGTGTTGTGCTTCTGTATTTCCTAGCAGTGGCATGTTTTGGAATCTTCTCTGTAGGATTTAGTATTGCAATGGGAGGTACAAAGACATATTGGTATTTGGTTCCTATTGCCGGATTGCTGCTAGATTTGTGGTTGTTCTGGCTGCTGTTCCAACATGCTCCTTTTACTATTTCTCTAATTTGATATGGCTGTATTAACAATCAAAGAGCACAAGAGTATAGTATAACGTTTAACAGCTACTAAATACTGTAATTTGACAATACCTGTTTCACAGATTATAATTCTCCTATTAAACAACGAGGGAACCTTTGTGTTCCCTCTTTCTATTGGAGAATACATTGAATCAAGAGAATTATAGGCCACGTAAATACGTTTTTGAAGTAGGTCAAATATACCCCACAAATCATTGGGGTGAAGTAGAAGTGCTAGATGTTGTAAACTCAAACAATATCAGAATTAAATTTTTAAATACAGGTAACACCAAATCTTGTCGTAGCTCAGACCTTTCTGCTGGTAATGTCAGAGATGACAAGCTGTACAAGAAACAAGGCAATCCTTCCTCTATCCCCTCTCCAGCTAAAGATAAATCATTCATACATGCTGGCACAGTGTTTCTAACAAACTTATATGGAGAGGTTGTAGTTGTAGAGTATGTCAATGGTAAAAATATTATTATCAAATTTACCAACACAGGTAACATTCAAACAGTTCAAAAAGATGCTTTAAAGAAGGGGCTTGTTCATGATATCAAAGAACGAAATAGGATATCTAAGGAGAAAGAAAAACAAAGAAAGCTTTCCTTAAAATTACAAAAGGAAGAAAAGAAGAAAAACACATTAAGAAAGAGGCAGGAAAAGAAAGAGGCAAAGAAAGCTGAAGCTGTGCAAAAGAGGGCGGAAAAGAGAAAACTTAAAGATGAGGAACTGCTGTCTGTTGTTGGACTAGAGTTTTCTGATAAGTTAGAAATGAAATTTTCTATTGTTTCAAGAGATTTGGAGACAGAACTATGCACCATCCGATATGAAGAATCTGGAAACGAGTATGAATTTACGTTCAAAAATATTGTTGGTGGGCAGTATGACGTATATGATAGGGGTAGTTCTGACTTTGAAAAGAAGTATAAACAATATTCTAAAACACGCTCTGTGAATTGGTACGAAGAGAATAGAGAAAGACTTCTAGAAAAAGCTCTTAAGTACCAAAAGGACAATCCTGATAAAGCAAATCATTACAACCGAATCCGTCGAGGTAAGCGTAAAAATACCGAAGGAACTCACACACAAGAAGAAGTGATTGAATTGCTAGTACAACAAGATAACAAGTGTGCTTGTTGCAACACTTCATTTTTGACAGTGAAAAAACATCTTGACCACATTCATCCAATCAATCTTGGTGGCAGCAACTGGATTACTAATCTTCAATGGTTGTGTGACTTCTGCAATCTTGTTAAAAATGATTCCCACCCTGATGTGTGGTTAGAATATAGTCAGTCTGAGGAATTCAAAGAGAGGCGCATGAAAAGACTCTTGACAGTATAAAATCTAAACGGTATAATTCCTTCATAAATTCACCATTAGGAGTTTGTATGAACATCATTGGGTTGTGCCGTGTTTCCACAGAGGAACAAGGGGAGAGCAGGAACGGGTTAGAGGCCCAACGAAAAGAGATTGAAGTATGGGCCTCTCAGAACGGATATACAATTGTCTCCATGATTGAAGAAATCACTTCTGGCTCTCTCTCTGTGCAAGATAGACCTGTATTGCAGTCTGCCCTATCTCTTGCCCGTAAGATGAAATGCAAGATTGTAGTGTCTAAAGTGGACAGGATTAGTAGGGATGCCGCCGTTATTCACAACCTGATGCAGAAGAAAAAGGTTGTAATTTCTGTTGCGCTCGGAGAACAAGCTGACAGCTTCGTAGAGCATATTTATGCAGGGCTTGCTGAAAAAGAAAGGAAAATGATTGGAGAGAGGACTAAGGCAGGGTTAGCTGCTGCCAAAGCTCGTGGTGTAGTTTTAGGTAATCGCACCAATCTCCCAGAAGCTCGTAACATTGCTGTAAAAAATATCAAAGCAAAAGCTGATAGGTTTGCTGACAAGCTTCGCCCCACTATCGAACGTATGGTGAGGGACAAAATGAGCTTCAAAGCGATAGCTTCGGAGTTGAATGCAGGAGGGACTACGACAGCTAGAGGCGGTTTGTGGTATTCTCAGACGGTTATTAATTTAGTATCCCGCTGGAAATAACTTAAATTTGTTGTGCAAAAGCCCTTTGGAGAAATCTGAGGGGCTTTTTATTTGTGCTAAATTTTTTATAAAATTTTTTAGAAATCAAGCTATTTCATATAGTGAAAATATCTGTTGTAGAAATATTTTGTGTTGTTGGTGTGCAACATTTTTTCAGAGTTTTGTGGAAAATGCTCACAGATACGGGAGGGATTTAACAGGATACTTCATTTATGTATTGTACATTTCTAGCTTTTATAAAATATCAATAGACGTTCAACGATACCCGCTCCAAAGTCCTTCAGAACGCGTCAGATCAACCTGTATTCAACGATCGTTTACGCTTCCTTATCACCCTACATGGCCACAACAGAATGCCCCTTAAGCTCTTGATTTCAAATGAGTAAATAATCTAAACGGGCGTTTAGTTCTTATTCGGTTAATGGATTCCCTGTGGATAACTGGCCTATCAACCTGATCCTAAAGACTTCTATAGATATAAGCACCTGTGGCTGCGGGGAATGTTGCTTTGGGGACACTATGTGTTGATTATTTGCAATAGTGTTGCATAGAAGTAACGTTTGGCTGTAACTGTTAAAGAGTCGTTTAGACGGTTACTTATATCCGGTGCCTCTAGCAAGAAGGAGGTGCAAGTGTTTAATATATAGGTCTTTCCCGATACACACTACATCTAGTTGTTATAGAGAAATGTTGCCTAAATGTAGTAGATACACTATATAAGCGTACTAGATAGGTTAGTGTGAACAGTATTGCACAAAAGAAAAGGGGCATTCCCCGTTAAGAGATATGCCCCTGATAGTGAATCATGCCCCTGATAGTGAATCATGCATCTTTTAGCCAGAACTCGGCATATGTTACCGGGATAAAGCCTATCCGCATGCACCATGCTTTATACGCCATATACACCATAAACTTTTTAGTATTCATAATAAATCCCCCTTTTAATAATAACATTTAAAGAAATTCAGCAAATGCCCCTATTGCCATCCTAGCAGGCTTATTCGTATCATCTTTAAAACTAATCTTTACATCTCCTTTCACGTCCCTTTTAACTATCGCATAGAGCAATCCTGATTCCTCGTCATACACTTCAGCCATGGATGCCGCCATATGCTGTTCTACGCTACCGTAGTCGCCTGCCTGCATATGTAGATAGGCATTGGCTACAGCCCTGTCTACATCGCTTGCACGATTGATCTTTACAGGATTGCGATAATCCTTGAGGACATAATACTTAGTGGTTACGCTTCTAGCGTTTACAGTGCGCATATTGTTATTCCTCGATTTTATTCAAAAGCTTGTATTGTTTCCACTCTTCAGCAGTCATATAAACCGCATACATGTACGGGATAGCCTGTTTCCTTTCCTCGTCTGTTCCATACATCAACATGTTGTAATGCTTTTGGCACAGACCTGTCTCATGAGTAAGGCCCGGAATACTCTTGGCTTGTTTGCATCCACAAAGTTTAATCATGGCTTACTCCTCAGAAGAGTATTCTTCCATTCCAAAATTAGCCTTTTCCTCGTCTGTCATCAATTCAACGCACAAGGCCCATAAATCCCCGTCTTGATATAACGTCCATTTATTCCCGTCTTTGGTGTAGCTGGCGTTAGACAGGACAATGTCCCATTCATCCCAATAACCATTGTCAGGGTTATCAGGACCGGTCAAGAGGCATTCTTTTTGATCGTCTGACACTTCCCATTGCCCCATATCGTAATTCGTTGCAAAGCGCTGAGGTATGTAAACGCCGTGGCATGAATCCACTAACAGGACGACAGCAGGCAGCGTTTTGTTTTCGGTATTAGGCATGATTAAATCCTTTCTTCATAATAACGCTGTAATCGTTCTTTACGTCATTCCATTTAGACAGCGTAACGCCATAGGACGGGTTAGGCTTATTCCATGCATCAAGGCCCGTGTTAGCAGCCATATACGCTTTTGTAGCCTGTGAAAGGCTGTCTCCTAAGTAGATGAGGGAATTCATGCCACAGGGGACCGTTTCTGTGCTGTCATTGCGGTCCACACGGTATTTATTAGTCATTTTCATTTCCCCTCATTAATCCGTTTGATCAATTCGGACGTTTCAGCATTCCGCTTTGCAATCTGGCATTCGGAATGCGCTGTAAACAGTTTCGTATAATCCGAAGGCTTGCCGCCGTATTTATCCGCCCTTTCCTTTGCTGAAGGAATGAGAATGATAGGCTTACCACAAATTGAGCATTTCATTTTATTCTCCTTTAACGACTAGCAGGAATACCCGCATTGCGTGCTTTAGTAATGGCAATCTGTGCCGAACGATAAGACTTGAAAATCTTACCTATGAAATACCCTGTATCGTCTGTTACGTGGCATTCTGGCTTATGACAATAACCATTTATGTACATGCCGTTATATCTGTGAGTAAACATGTTCCCTCCTTTAAATTAAAACATTCGTTAATGCCCCTGAATAGAGGCATAGACTAATGTTTTATTCGCCTTTCAAAACACTAATAAGCTCCCTAGTAAATGATCCATCGGGATTGAATACGTCTATTTCGTTTGAATTATCAACCATGTATAAAGGCCATTCCCCACGGCTGTTAAGTGGTCGAATGAAATGATATGTCGTTTCTCTTACTGACAGATAAATGTTTGTGGCATATATAACACCTGAACACTCATCCTGTTCAATATTGAATCTACCCCCATCATGAATCAGTTCTACATCTTGAATATTCAAATTCTCAAGATTTAAATAAACCTTGCCAAGACATTTCAACAAATTAGCTTCGTTGAATAAGTCACGCGGAATAACACGTTGATAGCTCATGGTTAATTTCCCCTAATCTTAATTGCCACAGCCTG